TAAAAGAAAATTATAATCTTGAATACAAAGATTTCGATTTTTATTTTATGGTGTTTTCATCAAAAGAAGTAAACAATGTTAAGCTAATTAGAGTTAATATTGATGAAGATGCTTTTAATGTACATCAGTCGCATATAGAAAGCGTTTACAAGCAAATTAACGCTATGGATATTGAAAAGGACTTCGTAGCTTATCCAAGTTTAAAAAGATGCTCTAAATGTCCTCTAAATGACAAATGTGAGTTTAAATCAGATATTCCTTTGATTGAGGATGTTTATTATGGATAATCAACTTTTTTCGAGTAAGAAAATATATGAATATGAAGAAGAAATGATTTATATATCTAAATATGTATGCGGTCTGTATGATTATATGATGTATAATAAACTAACTCCTATGCAAAAAAAAATGATTACTGATGAAATAGTAAGAGTAAACTTTTACGTTGATAGAAAAAAAAGAAAAATAGAAGAATGGTTAAGAAAATATAATTACAGTAAAGAAAATAGATTAAAAATTAAAAAATTTCACAATGAAGCAAAACAAAGTATTAATTAAGAATTTCTCGGACACAATAACGCAGTATGAAAAGCATAATCTTTCAGAATTATTGCAAACACATAACATAAGCCCATCACAGTTTAAAAATATAGTTATAAATGAGGTTAAAAAAAGCCAACAGATGCAAGAAGCGTTTTTGCATAACCCCGCATCTCTGTTTGCTTCTATATTACTTTGTGCTGAACTCGGATTAAACCCCTCAAATGATATAGGAGAGTTTTACTTTATACCTTTCGGAAAAAAGATTACACCAATTTTAGGTTATAAAGGTCTTATCAGTTTACTTTTAAGAAGTGGTGAAATAGCAAAACTTTGGACTGAAATAGTTTATGAAGAAGATGATTTTGAATTTGAACTTGGTCTTGAACCAAAACTATCTCACTTACCAAACCTTGAAAGAAACAATAATAACATTAAATATGTTTATGCAGTAGCTAAACTTACAAATGGTGAAACAATGTTTAAGGTTATGAGTAAAAAAGAAATTATGGATGTGGTAAATATGTCAAAGGCATCTAATCCATTATATAAAAATGCTTCAAAAGACCCGCAAGGTTGGATGTTTAGAAAAACTGTTATTAAGCAGTTATCTAAAATGCTTCCTAAAGATTATTATGGCAAAAGAGGAATAAGTGTAGATGATAAAGTAGAAGGTGGTGGTTATTTAAAACTTGATGAAGATAACAATGTTATGTTTGTAGATGGTAAAAGAATAGCACCAAAACGAAATAAATCTATTTATTCTAATATTGATATTGAATTAGAGCCAATTAATAATGAAAATAATATTTTAGAAAATAAAAAAGATTCATTAACTTTGGACTTTGAAAGTTGATGACTTCTGTAAGTGTAATGGACTTTTCTTGTTATACGTTTTTAAAGGAATTAAAAGGATGCTTCGGTGTCCTTTTTTTTATGACCACTCTTTTAATTCTGTACTATTTGTTGGATAACCACCCGTTTGCAGATATAATGGTATAATTTTAGTTAGATTACTGTCCGCCCCAACTTTATTTACCCATTCATTTGGTTTGTCTGAAATATCTAAACTGTTACCCGAATAAGTCATTGTTGAAATATCAAACCCAATACTTAAATTCATCTCATACGCTAAAGCATCAAATGGACTTGCACTCGTACCAAAAGTAAGAATTGCAAGTGTTCCGCTTGAATTAAATCGAAGTGAAATCCTACGTTGAGCAGATGTAATTGGTATTGTTAAACCCATTGAAGCATAAGTTTTTGAAGCACTAAACGCAAGTGTTGTTGGATTCCAAGCAGTTGAAAGTGTATATTCACCAATGCTTAACCCCGTTAAATCATAATACTTTGTACCCGATGGATTAAATGTAAAAATAGGACCTAATCCAAGATTAGCAGATTGTTGAGCAGTTGCCAATGATGATACAGTAGTCAAATCATTAGGAGTTCCAAAAGTCCAACGTCTTAATAAACCTATTATACTCATAAAAAGATAATTTCCATTATCCCAAACTTGTGAGCCAAATCCAAAAAATGAAGGTGAACTATTCCACGCAACACTTTGGGATATTGCACCTATTGTGGAAATATCAAACGGAGTTGTTAATGGGTACTTTTCATAATTAGCACCCGCAAATATAAATAGCAAATCTCCCGCTTCATTAAATTCCCAATCATAAACAGTTGGTCTTGCAAATGATTGTGTTTGATTTACATTATATGTGCTTATGTTAGTTCCAAAAGGACTTGCACCCGTTAAAGTCCATCCCCTTGAAATCAAGTTGTTATATGCAGTTCCACTACCAACCGCAGTAGGCACTCCACCACCCGTTTGTGATGAATAATCTATTGTACCATTTGAAGTACCATAAGAGTTTACTTCATTTAGTAAATCATCTATTTCTGCATCGGGCAAATCATTACCACTTAAATCAATGTTGTTAATTAAGGGGTTATTGCCAAAATCCAATTGAGTTATATTGTGATTTGTAAAATTCAAAACCTCTAAAATGTCGTTATTGCTTACGTTTAAATTTAAAGCGTTTGGTGTTGCAGTATTATTGTTTTGTAAATTTATTTGTTTTAACTCAACATTGTTTGTTACATTCAAGTCAGTCAAAGGATAACCGCTACCACTCCAATCAGAAGTAAATAAAATTCTGTAAAATTGTGTTTGAGAAAATGAGGTATTTTCTATTGTAGAACTACTATTTAAACCTTGTGTGCCTAAATCGGGAGATGCTAAAGGGAATGTAACCTCTAAATATGAAAGTGAATTATCCAATCCATTAAAATTACAACTGTCAAAAGTTATGCCACCAAAAGCAATAGCAGATGATGGTAATAATAGATTTAATATATCATTTAAAGTATCATCAACTAAATCAGTACCAAAAAAGCAAGAGTTAAAATTTATTTTACTAAAAGAATTTAATACTACTGTACTATTTATAATTTTATTGCTTCCGTGAGGTTGCAAAGTAGGATTTCCAATTTTTGTTCCATTTATTTTAAACTCATTTATTTCTAATGTTGAACTCGAACCACCCCAAGCACTTGAAAAATCTCTTTGATATAGACCCCTTGCATCAACCTCATTTGCACTCGCATCATATATAGGCATATCTAATGTAAAACCATTTATACTAACATTAACTTGTTGTGAAGGAAAATTAAAAAGAGTACCCGTAAAAAGCATAGTAGAAAATTGGTCGCTTATACCTAAAGCACCAATATTAAAACTTGTTGTGTTTAAACTTGGTCTTTGGGTCATTAAAACATTTAATTCATTACTTGAATTAGCTATTTGTATTTGTTCTTGGTCAATAGCAAGAAAAGATGATGCTTGTACTATATCTGTTTGACCTTCTTCCGAGTAGGTTATTTCAAAATCTGACTGTCCTAATCCAGCAGTTTCAGTTTGTAAAGTTATAAGAGATGGTGGGTTTGGTCTTGTCGTAAAAGATAAACTACCACCCGTTAATAAAGTACCCGTAGGTAAAGTTACTGTATATCCGTTTTCTGCAAGTGAATAATAACCTTGTAGCCCTCTACCACTTAATAAAAAGGTGTTTTGAGTTGCATTTACTAATCTTGTACCACTCGTTATCGCTTCATCATATACTGCATCTTGTGTGCCTATTTTATAAAACCAATCATTAAAATATCTCATCGAAATATTTGTTGGTTCTCCTTGATTTATTAACAATAGCAATAATTCATATTCCGTATTAGAAAAATAGCCACCAAGTTGAGATATTGGTGGTAAATTTTGAAAATAATTTCTCCTAAAATTTATTAAATATGCATTTATTACAAGTGGTGTTGTAGTGTCGTCAAAACTAATTATTGCTTGATTGCTATCAACTCCCGTATCAAAAACTGAAAACGTAAATTGACTCATATTAGCTGATATTTTTGATAATTTCGCAAACTTTGTATTAAAAGAACTGTCTAATGATACTGTTGGTTGCGATAGTTCACTAAATGTAAAGCTAAAAACAGAACCCCCAAGTTGTGTGTTGTCAAGTATTAATGTGTTAAAATTAAAGTCAAAATTATTATTTATACTTTGCACCTTTGATAAAATAAAAACAAATTGACCATCAAATTCATTGAAACTAATATTTGCATCCACACCCGCACTTCCTAAATTAAAACTTGGTAACGTACTCGTAATCGAAATTCTTTGACTATCTGCTAATTGTACTGACGGAAATGAATTTCCATATATATCAGTAATACCATTTTCTGCAAGAAATATAGTTGTATCTTTATTACCATCACTATTTTTAGGAATGTATTGAGAACTTAATGGAATCCAACCAAATAGATTATTTCTTTCGGGGCTAAAAGTAACATTACCCGTAAATACATTTTTATATATGTAACTCTCACCACTATTGTTAGCTTTTAAACTTAAAAATTGTATTCCTTTGAAAATCTGAATATCATTTACAAAAATTAATGCTTTATTTAGTGTTACAGATATACCCGAATCATAATTGTCTGTATCTGTAATTGTGTTGGTGTTTAAGTTTCCACCAATATCAGTAATAACAAATAAATCACCACTTACAGTTCTATTAAATATTACTTGCTCTGCTTCAACCACATACGCTAAAGACCAACCTTGCGTTTCTATAAACTCTACAAATGTCGGTATTGTATTTACTGCTTCTTGAATTAATGGTTTAAATTTTGTGCTAAAATCTACAAGTGTAGTTTTTGATTCGGGGTCAAAATAATTATATCCGCTTTCTACAAAAGTATCAATGTCAAAATCTTGTGATATTCGTACAGATAAACCCCCAAAAACATTTATATCATCAAGTATGAAAATAGTTGTGCCATCAAGGTTAAATGTGCCTAAATTTAATGTGTTTAAAAGACTTACAACTGTTTCTAAACTTGTTATTTCCCCATCTTGATTTACTGCTCTAAAAAGTATAACTTCGGGATTGGCAACTGTACTTGCTTCTATTTCTACTACTGTTGTATTAGAAAAAGTTTCAGCACTTAAATCCCATTCATAAAGAGTTTTCGCATTTGCTTGTCCGTTTGAGGGGTCTTGTGTACCACCAAGAAGCGTAACAGTTGCTTTTCTGTCTAAAGAATTATTTACTTGAATTGATATGTCTTGTGATATTCCCGCCATTAATCATCATATTTCAAAAGAGTTTCTTTTACATTTACCTCAACTTGTTTTAATGTTTCATAATCTATATAAGAATTTTTATCCTCATATAAATTCTCATCATAAATATAATTAACGAGTTCGCTATAAGTGTCTGTTTCAAACACTATAAATGGTGTAACAGAGTAACTATCTCCAAAAAAGACAAATTTTATGGACTTGTCATTAGAGTAAAATAATTTATATTTTTTTGTAGCAACATTACTCATCACATTCAATTTCTTTATTTAATTGTTCATCCATATCGTCAATATCACCTTTAATTTCTGAATCATACTGTTCAAAAAATCCATAGGTTTTGAGAAAGTCTTGACTAAAAAACTTTTTACCACCTTTTAAGAAATCACTTGATTCAACCCTTTGTGTTTTAAAATAGAGTTTTAATTTTTCATTTGGAAATAACTCTAAATTGATTCTTGTCCTTCCATCAAAATTGATTGGCTCGGATTTCAAATCTATATTTTTAACGGGTTGAAATTGATTTGGGTTTGCTACGTTTACTCGACTTTCATTATTTAAAACACCATCAGAATCATATTGTTGAACAATAATTGGTGCATTTATTTGCTCTACTGTTTGAGCTTGATAATAAAGTTCTGTTGCTTGATAAGAAATAGCACCTTGCGTTTCTTGAATTTCAGAATAAGGGGTTAGGTCGCTTGTTGTTACTGCGATGAATGGTTCTGCTTGTACAGTAATAGTTGGTGCATAAGTTCCCGCCATTATTATTCTTCTTTTGCGATGTCATCTCCCTTTGTATCTCTCGCTACTAATTTACCACTTTTTTTACATCTAAATACTTTAATGCCATAATCTTTTAAAGTCATCCTATTTAGCTTATCTACTTCCGTATCAGATTCCCCATTATTTATTGCACTTCTAACTGCTTGTATAGATATAACTGCATTTTCAAATTTCTTATCATCTGAACCATCTACTTTTGGCGGTTCGGTGTTTTTCTTACCGCTAAATATGTTTTTTCTTTTATTTCCCGACTTGCTTGGCTTAAATATTAGCAAAACGACAATAGCAACACCTAATACTGCTAATATGTTTTTTGTTTCTCTATCCATAACTATCTTCTTTTATAAAATATTGCCATTCCTACTAACAACAAAGTACCACCACCTAATATAGAAAGCAAAGTTAATTGTTTATTTTTTCTCGCATCTACTAATTTGCTATTTTCTATAACCGCAAATGTTTGATACATTATTCTTTGCCTTTCTAATTGCGATTGAGCATTAACAAGGTTTTCTTCTAATTCTTTTTGTTGCTTTAAAGACATTTTGGCAATCTTCTCTTGCAACTCCCTTTGTTTTTTAGCTTCACTCATACCAACAAGAGTACCAAGTATCATATCAAACCCCATACTCGCTAATGCAGTTGGGTCAAACTTTTTTGGTGCAGAAGCACCACTACTTGCACCACCAACATTTTTATAATAAGCCATAATTTTTTATTTAAAGATTTGTACTGTTGAATACATTACTGCCAATCCCATAGCCAAAATGCCGATATATAATGTTGTATCTCTTAATTGAGCAGTAGCATTATTTTGTAAGTTTTTGCTATATTCTAATACTGTATTTGTTGCAATTTCAATACGACCTTGCTCTTTCATAGCTTGTATATTAGCATAAGTCAGTTTTTCTTCTGTTGCTAATTTCATAAGCGTTGCATTAAGCATAGCTTGTCGGTTCTTTTTGGCTTGTCTTGAACCAAAAATAGCACTACCAATACTTAATAAAGCACTTACTCCAAGAGTTATAGGGTCAAAGTTGGCTTCGTCATTTGTTTCAATAGCTTTAAAAACATCTTTTACAAACCCTTCATTATCATCGAGAATTGCTTTTACAGATTTATCTATAATTTCGGGAAAAGTCGGTTTATTAGAAACACTAATGCCATTATCTTTAAGAATTTCTACAACAACTTGCGGTTTCTTCCAAATAAATTCTTCTAATATCTGTAATTGTATAGGTAATTTATTCATCTTTTTTATTTTTATTTTGAATATAATTTATAGCATTATAAAAAAGTGTAGCTACACCAAGACCAAAAAGCAAGTTTTTGTCTAACTCGGATAACTCTCGTTTAGACGAAACATAAAGCAAATAAGGTGCTATTAGAAAAACATCTGCTAATCTAACTGCTTGGCTTTTTTGAACCTCTGAAACTGTACTATCTGCCTTTTCGTTAATCATTTTTTTTAGTTTTAGCCAACATAACACCCACCTTGAACGTACCCCTCATTAACTTTTTTTGTTCTCGTTAATATTCCAACACTATTTCTACCAATACGATTTCCGCTTCCATCAAGCACTTGACCATATCTATTAACATTTGCATCTGAACCAAACCTTTGTCTTAATCTATTACAAAGAAGCGAATCTGTACTCATTGGTTTTGTGGAAGTAGTTTTTACTTCATCTTTTGTTTCTAATTCGTTTTTAATTCCACTTTCTTCTTTTACTTCTCTAAATTCTTTAATGTCCTTTCTTGGTCTTGCACCCATAGTTTCACGAGGTGGCAACCCACCGCTTCTATATATTTTGTTGATACCACTTTTAGTAGTAGTATCACCCATAGTAAGAGGTGTTTCTTTGATACCATCAGATTGAGAGATATTATCTACATCTAATTGCTTAATATCTTCTCTTGAAGGCATATTTAAACCCTTTTTACTTTTTAAATTACCAACACCACTTTCTTTAGCTTTAATTGGTTTAGGTTTAGGAATACCCCCTTTAGGTGAAGATTTTGGCTTATCTTTTTTTGGTTTTGGCTTTACAATGTTTGATTTTGTAAAAATCCCTATCCTACGACAAACTATAAGGGCTACAACTCCACCCGCTAATCCCGATATTAAATAATTTGTCGCTTTCATATTATACTATTTTTTTTTACCTACGTTTTTTTCTTCTTCTTCTTTTTCTTTTCCAATTAGAAACTGCAAAATTGTTATTCCATATTTTGTTGGAATTTCATTTGCGAAATTTTTTAAATCTTCTACTTCTTTTTGTGTCAATGTAATCATATCTGTTTTATTTATGTTAATCTAATTTTTAATGTTCCCGATGTGTGGTATAATCCCCCTATCGGTATTCCGTTTGCACCAGCATTTGTATCATTTGTGTAATTGAAATTTACAATAGTTGGCATTATAATTCTTGGTATTTGTGGAACTGTTCCACCACCACCACCGCTTACACCACCTTCTGTTATTAAGAGTGCATTTGCGTTTGTTGTTGTGCTACTTCCTACTGCTACTACAAATTTTGTTTCACCAAGCCCCGCATTTCGGTTTACTGTCGGATATAATGTAGTATCATTTCTGTAACCTAAAGTCATTGTTTGATTTACCCCTATTAAATCTCCACCAATATTGAAATCGTTTCGATGTGGGGTTGATGAAAGACCTAAATTAGATATACTATATCCGAAGCTAAATGAATTTTGTAAAGTATGCCTTAAATCGTTATCGTGTCCTATAACAAAACTTAATGAACCATTTGAAGGTGCGGGGCTTCCATCATCAGTTAAAAGCAAATTGTCTGAACCAATTATTAAAGAATTGTTTAAACCCGAAGTATTACTTGGGTATTCATCTCCCATTTGGTTGTTTTGACCAATTATGTGAGAGTTATTTGAATATCTTAATATGTTGGTATTTCCAACATTCATAGAGTTATCAGATTGTACTGATTCATTATTATTTCCAAATGAAACTGACCTATCAGAATCATCAAGTATTTGATTACCACTACCAACTGTCAAACAATGGTCTGAACCATTAACTATATCATTTGAACCACTACCAATAACAAGAGAACTATTATCTACCTCAATATTAGTTGGGTTGGGCGAGATTACCATTCCACCTCTAACGTATGCTTTTTGCCTTACATCTAATGCAACTAAACCCGCATTTAAACCACTACCGACATCTATTTTAGCATTAAATTCGTTTGAACCAAAGTTTCTTGTTGCGTTAAAGTTTCTATTAGAAGAAATATTTACGTCTGTTCCGTTGTCAGTAATTTGAGAATCTCCAATCGTGCTACTTGAAGTAAAAATAGGAATTGTATTTGTAGTACCCGTAAAAGCGTTTTGTTTATTGTTAAATGTATTCCAATCAGTAGAACTTAAAAAACCACTTGTTGAAGCATCAGCTTGTGCAACTTCAATAGTTGTTCCGCTACCGATAACAGAATTTGTACCACCAACAATAGTCAAAATGCTTGACGTAGCTTCTGTTAAATCACCAAATGATAAAGCGTTTTGCTTACTGTTAAACGTACTCCAATCAGTAGAACTTAATTTACCATTATTTGTAGCACTTGCAAATGGAATGTTTAAGGTAAAAGAACCGCTTGATGTGATAGGACTGCCCGTTACATTAACATCTGTTCCAACAGTACCCGTTCCCAAACCTACACTTGTAACTGTACCAACATTTGAAGTTTTGTTATTAAATGTATTCCAATCAGTAGAACTTAAAAAACCACTTGTTGAAGCATTAGCTTGTGCAACTTCAATAGTTGTTCCGCTACCAATAACAGAATTTGTACCCCCAACAATAGTCAAAATGCTTGACGTAGTTTCCGTTAAATCACCAAATGATAAAGCGTTTTGCTTACTATTAAACGTATTCCAATCAGTAGATGATAAATAACCATCCGATAGAGTTGTAGCTTGTGTTACTGATATTGAAGTACCAAAGCCAATAACAGAGCCAACACCCCCAATTATTACAAGTACGTTAGATGATGTTTCTGTTAAATCACCAAGCGTTAAAGCGTTTTGCTTACTGTTAAACGTACTCCAATCAGTAGAACTTAATTTACCATTATTTGTAGCACTTGCAAATGGAATGTTTAAGGTAAAAGAACCGCTTGATGTGATAGGACTGCCCGTTACATTAACATCTGTTCCAACAGTACCCGTTCCCAAACCTACACTTGTAACTGTACCAATATTTGAAGTTTTGTTATTAAATGTATTCCAATCAGTAGAGGACAAATAACCATCAGTAGATGCAGATGATTGTGTTATACCTATTGTACCCGCAGATGTTATAGTACCACCCGTAATTGGAGAAGTTGTAGCAATAGCAGTTACAGTACCACCACCATCAGAAACTTCTATTACATTTCCCGATACATCAACACCCAATCTATAAGTTGCAGTACCCGTTATATTTCCACTTCCATAATTATTAAGTAATAATTTTCCCGTTACATCAAAGAGGTTGGAAAAAGGCGAACTTGTTTCTTTCCAAATAACTAATGCATTTTCTTTATTAGAAGCATCACGACCAACACCTATTGTAATTTTTTGTAAATATCCCCCCTTTGTTTCATCCAAACTAAATTCTCCCAAATGAAGTTGAAAGCTATCGGAGTTGAATTGGTCTAAATTCTGTCCAAATGCAAACGAATTGCTACTTGCACCCGAATCAATGTTATCACCTATAAAATAAGTATTACTGTTATCTTGTGCATCAAGTGAGTTTCCAATTAAGTAAACATTTTCATTTGCATATGAATTATTGCTTTTTCCAATAAGTACACTTGTAGTAGTATTATTAATGAGAGAGTTACTATTTCCAATTACAATGCCTTCAACACCCGAATTTGTGTTACTATCACCTATAACAAAATTATTCCCGCTTGAAATGGTATTAGAACTCCCCGCTATAAAACTTCTTGTACCATTATTCGTATTTGATTCACCAAAAGTAATTTTGCCATTTACAGTCATATCTTGTAATGCAGAATTACCAACATCTAAAACCTCTTGAAGACTCTCTTGACCTAAAGCACGTTCTAAACTTTCAGTTTTTCCATTTATATCAACTACAAAAAAATTATTTGTAGAAGAATCTTTGAAAATAGCCAAAGCGTTCCCTATTGGAGAAGTTATATTATTCGGATTTGATACTGTTATAGCCATTTATATTTTAAAATATTTTATCCCAAAACTTTAATAATAAAGTCCAAATTACACCAACAACTGTTGTACCGCCAACAAATTTTGCTTTTAAATTTTTGTCAGCTTCTATATATTTTCTATGCTCATTAACTTGCTCAACTAATCCTTTTTGTCCGTATTCTTTATTACCAATAACAGTTTGTTTTAGTAATTTCAAATCTACATCTATTTCAGACAACTTATCTTTAATCCACCCTAAATCATCGTGGATAATTTTATTTGTTGTAGGTTTTCTTTGAGCCATAATATTATATTCCTAATCGTTCAAATTGTTTTTCTAATGTGAGAATTTCTTTAAAATTATTTTTTTCATATACTGCTAATCCAAGTTTGTTATCTTTTTTAAAAATAAACAAATTCATATCATCAGTATTTGTTTTGTAATAGTTGGAATACATATCTACACTCTTTCTTAAAAAAGGAGAAGCCAACATCTCGAAACCTAATAAATCTACCCTTACATCCATAATTTCTTTAAAAGAAACACTTTGTTTAGGTTTCCATTCACTACAAATGGTATAATTTACTTTATCCTCACCTTCTGCTTTGACAAGTATCTGCGTTTGTTCCTCTGTAACTTCGTTAATACGACTATATTTCCCAATACCCGTATTCATTATTTTTTGTGTCTTTTGAAATATCATTAACGTTTTATTGGTTTAAATATATTAATTTTATCATCAGTATTGTTGCCACTTCTTCTACAAGCAGATTCAAAAGCACCTACACTTATGTAAGTTCTTCTACTTGATTTGCTCAAATTACGGAAATCAATCCCAAAATCTTGATTATATTCTCTAATATTACGAATAACGTATGGGCTTCCATTGTTCCAATAATACATTGTTAAACCATCGGAAAATGTTGATTTGCACCCTCTTGGCAATGTTTTATTATTACCTTTATCTTTATTGTTTAAAGATTTGATATAATTATCACAAGCCCTTTTAAATTCATCTGTACTTATGGTTGTCATAAATTTATTTTAAATTAATCCTAATTCCTCATTTATAAAACCGCTAAATCTTACATTTGCTCTTACATCATCTCTTGTTCTTATATCTCTTAAATATCTTGGGTCAATTCCTATTTTTCCTCTTGGGTCGCCAAGTAAAGGGGTTTTAGTAACTGTACGACTTGATTTATTTACGCTATACTGAAAATTATTCCAAACAAAACCATTTTTACAAGATGTTGGTAGTGAATTATACCAAGCATCCCATTCAGCGTTTGCCTTTCTTTTTCTTCCTTCTTCCTCTTGTCGTCTGCGTTCTTCTTCTTCTCTACGTCTGCGTTCTTCTTCTTCTCTACGTCTGCGTTCTTCTTCTTCTCTACGTCTGCGTTCTTCTTCTTCCCTACGTCTGCGTTCTTCATCTGCTTTATCAGATTGGTCTTTTTTTAGTTTTAAATTACACGCTTTAAGAAATTCCTCTTTTGATATTATAGTTGCCATAGTTACAAATTTATAAATTTAATGATATTATTTTTTTTGAAATTCGTTGTCTTTTATAAAATATTGCTCTCCATTAACAGTAAAACCGCTTAAACATTCTGTTGGAATGTCAGAAGTGTCAATTTTTGGCTTTGTTTGTGTGTTTTCTTTTGTAGTGTCCTCGTTTTTTTTGTCAGAATCATCAATGGGTAAAGTTTCAGCAACCTTATTTTTATCTTTTGATTTCATCCATAAAAAGTATAGCAGTATTGCTACTCCTACTCCTATTGCTATCTTCTGATTTCTTTTCATATTACAAATTTAAATTTTATTTTTCAAAATAAATTATATTTTTATACCTAATTTATCTAAAAACTTGTTAATGTCAGATAATGGTTTTGATATTCCCAAATCCTTGCCTAAATTTTCTGTTAGTAAAATGTCTTTTTTATTAAATATTATTTTCTTGTTTATATTAGAAAACTGAACATTCATATCTCCTTTTACATCAATATACATTGGCTTTTCCATAAGTAAATTAAGTCCAAATTCATCGAGTATTCCTTTAGCTGAATCAAATTGTATATCTACTACTGTTGGAACATCAAACCAAGAATCACCCTTAACAGTAAATGGTGTTGAGGTTTTTGCGTTACCAATTTTTACATTTTCATAAATTATATCTAAATCATAATTTTTCACAAGCAGTTCAAATATTGACTTATTATATACTGAAATTGTAAGGTTCAATTTTGTTCTTTTTTTATCTATATATAGTACCTTAACTCCTTTAACTTTAAAATCCCAATCTAAAGCTAAAGAAAGTTGTTTAGTGAAGTAGCTATATAAAGCATAACTTATTCCACCAATACCAAGTATGAATAATATTTTTTTCATTATTTCAACATTGAATAAATAATTAAGCCAACCGCACCTAAAACCAAATATGAATTAGGAATACTTTTAATTAATCTATCTTTTTCATCTAATTTTTGACTTTGTTCTTTAATTTCACCAATCCCTTCTTTAGTTTCATCAATAACAAACTGCCCCGTACCTTTTACAACATCAAAAATATCATAAGCACCTTCTTTTACTGTATCTAAAATGTCAGTTCCAATTTGCTTAACATTTTGAACCTCTGTATAAGTACCATCAGCCCCGATATGTCCACCGCAACCACAAGCGTTGCTAAAATTACCACAATTACACCCCATTATTTGTATTTTATAATTATTAAAACAGTTAAAATCGCCAATAACCCACCGCCAAAAACCAATGCTTGTTTTGGTAAGTTTATTCTTCTTGAATTATCCTCTAAATCAACTATTATTTTATTTTGGTCGTCTAAAGCATCGTCTAAATTTTTTTTCCAATAAGGGTCAAGTTGCCCAAAATAAATACCATCGTTTTCACGAACTACATTATTCCATTTAGGGTTACTGTTTGGATTTGTAAAACCAACATCTTCAATTAAATTTGTCATAGTTTTCTTAAAATTAAAACAGTTCCTATAAGTAAAACAACTCCACCTACTGCTATTATTAATGTCCTTTGAGTTTCAACAAACTTTTCAGTTCGTTTTGCAACCTCATCGGCTTCTTGCATTATCTTTAATTTATCTTCATTTGCTTTTGCATTGTCTAAAATTGCATCACAAAATCTTCGGCTATAAACACCATAGTATTCATTGTATAAATCAGTATAAACTTTTTTTCCTCTTTCATCTACTCTATCTCCATCATTTCTTGCACTATCTTTAACTTTTCCTTCTTTTAAAAGTCGTAATGTTTTCACATTAGAACCTAAAGATTTACATTTAGTTAGCTTTACAGTAGGATTAACCTTTTTCCAAGAATTTAAATCGTAAGTAACTTTAGGAAATTCCCTTCTCTTTTCATTAAGAAGTTTATTATACCTATCTCTTTCACAAGAACTACTACTTTTCCAACAAGCACCAAATAATCCCATAACTACTTTATAAATATTGCCAAAGCGATTAGTAATACAACTCCACCACCAATAAGCATCGTTGCTCTTTTTTTATTCAATTCCCCTAAAATTCGTTCCTCTGCATCTTTAAATTTATCTGTAACAGTATCTACTGTACCATAAACACTCGTATCTTCTAATTTTTGTGAACAATCTAATTTAGCAAACTGAATTTCTTTTCTCATCAAAACATCTTGTACTGTTTTAGGGTTTCCCCACATTAACTTTCTTTGCACAAGGTCATATTTATCCCTTAAATCACTTATTTGAGCATCAAGAGTTTGACACTTTGAAGTGTTTGGATAGTGGTTTATATTAAAATATGGCTTTGACATTAAATTGTTAAATTGCTAAATGTTGTTACGTTTCCACTAAATTCTTTCCAATCTTTACTGGCTAATACTTTTGCTTCACTTTCATTCCAACCTTCTTGTGTAGCATTAGACAATATATCATTATAGTTGCTTTGAGAAATAGAACACCCACCAAGCCAATCACACGATTTATTCCATTCGTAAAAAGGAAGTCCACTAAATTCAGTAATAGCTAATTGAGTTTTTTGTCCGTATTTACCATCCACATCAAGAGATGCACCTAATTTATTTAATGCTGATTGAAGTATTGTAACTTTATATCCATAAGACCCAAGTTTTAAATTAAAACTATCATTCGATGGTTTTGCCCCTTGCGAACTTTGTTGTCCACTACCTATATTACCACCCGTTTGAGTAGTATCAACATTAATTTCGTTTTCAGTTGCAAGTTTTTTGTTACGATATGCTCTAACAATCTTAAAAGTAAAATAAGACAATGTTAGCCCTACAACGCTTCCGCCAATTATGTATAATGTTTTTTGATTCATAGCTTATATATAAATTACATCGGGTTTTAATGAAATTATTTGAGTGATTTTGCTTAACCACTTTTTACTTAATTCTGATTGTAAGTCATTTTTTAAAACACTTTTATATTTTGCGTTATAAAATGAATTTAATTGTGCAACCTCAACTTTTGAATTTATTGAATTAAAAACAGAAATTATTTGTTCTTCATCAGTACCACTACCACTCATCGCATCGTCTAATTCTTCGGCTTTTTCTTTTACTGCTGATTGTTGCAACTCGATATAAGGTTTGTTTTCACTTTTAATAGAAATTAAAAAAGAAGGATTCCAAACTTTAAGTTCATTAAAATTAATAGAGTTCCCACCTATTCTTTTAAGTATTTCATCATAAAATATAGATTTTGACCACCTATTATATATAATATAACTTACAGTTAAAAGTGAAATACCACCATAAAAAATTATTTTGTTCTTTCTTGTCATATTTTATTTTTTTGGTATTGCTTCTGATTTACCTTTTGTTGCTATTGCAGTACCTATTCTAACCGCTTTTTCGGGGTCTTTAGCAAGATTATAAATAAACAAACCAATACCACCTATAACAATAACACCTAAAGCATATCCAACATATTTGCCAACAACCAATGAATCTCCAATCCAATTACCTACATCAAATATTTTATCTTTCACTTCTCCCGTAAAACCACCACTAATTTCGAGTTTACCCTCTTTTTTTAAATGCTCTCTTAAATCACGAGTGTTAGCATCTGAACTACTACCACCTTGTGCATCCCAATTAGCAGAAAATAAAGCATTTGCTTTTTTCCTACCAAATTGATTTCTCAAAGCATCGTACCAAGCAATCCAAACAACATCGGATTCGGTTCTTTTAGGTATTTTTCTTATTAATTCTTTTGACATACTAATACATTACAAATTTTTTCTTTTCAAAGTTTTGAATAAACTCATTAATCACGTCATATCGCTTTTTATTTTCGGGAGTTGGTGAACCCTCGAAAACTTGTAAAAACGCTTCATAACCCTCTATTCTTGGATAACCTAAACCCAAATAGATTAGAAGCCCATTCAAATCTGCTTCTGTTTCATCATCTATATTTTTATTCAAATAAAAATGAGCAAATTCGTGTAAAAGAATTGCCATTCTCATTGGAACAGTATATTTTTCAAAATGTTTTTTAGATACTTGTATTCTCCCATTTGTTTTACTTATTCTTGCGGGAGTTTTTACCTCTTTACCATTTTGTCCTATAATACTTGGTAGATATTCTATTTTGTAGTTACACGCTTGACTTATATAGTTTTGTGGTTGTAAATAAGATGCGTTAAAAGAAAACTTTTGTGCAAAATCTACAAAACTCATTACGCTATAACTTTTTATATCTACTTCATCCATTCGTTTTTCTAAACCAAATTTTTCAATATTTATAATTTTTATTTGGTTATTGTTTTGACCCGTATCATCACAATAAACACTAACTATTAGCGTTTTTGGTGTTAGGGGTAATCGAGCATAAAATTTAAAACCTTGACTTACTGTTTTATATCTGTTAGTGAAACAAGTTAAAGGTTTTTCAGCATCAATTATTTTAAGACGAACTTTTGTTGGTCTTGCACAAATAACATTTATAGCAAGTGTCATTTGTTCATATCTACTATTTACTTTTAAATTCATTTTCTTTTTCTATATATAGTATAACCAACCGCACCCAATACAATTAGCACAGAAAAAACGAGGACAGTTTTATTTAATCCTAATACTGTTTTTTCTCCACTTTTTATAAAGTTTACTTCTTCACCATCTAATTGTTTTTGAAGTTCATCGTCAATTTTATCTGTTACTCCTTGTTGTGGTATAACAACACCTTTTTGTTTTTCACGATTTAACCATTCTGTAAAAGTTAAAGTTGAACCGCTATTTTTATACATTTGATTTGCAGTCATTTTTTTTGTGTATTTAGTTTCTATTTTTTTACTATTAATACTGTCGCACCGACTAATACTATCGCACCCAAACCTATATATAAATAGTTTATATTAGATTTTTTTGGTGGCATTGGTGTTTCAAGTTGAGGTTCTACTTGTGGGGTAGAAACATCGTTTATAATTTGTTCTTGTAATTTGCTTTTGCTCGATTCCACATCAGATATAAATTGTTTAAAACCACTTAATTTACTACCACCTTGATTTCTGTATTTACCATATAACTCATTTATTTCTACATCTGACAAGTCAAAATCTTGTTTTATCTCATCGTAAACCCTTGTAAATTGTCTATAAGCGATAGCTACAAAACTTTTTGAGTTTCTACCCATTTCAGCACGTTGCGTAAAAAGACCGCCACCACCACCTTTACCTCTACCCGCCATTAAACTTGCAGTACCACCCGCTAAATTGCTATAACCACCAACTTGATAAAAGTCAGCAAATAAATCTTCATTTGGGCTTGTTGTATTCATATTATTTTCTTTTTATTAAAATTATAATTCCCACTAAAGCAACTACACCTATAACACCATATATTAGTAAATTACTTTTTTTAGGTGTAACAATAGGTTTTGTATTATAATTACTTTTTAATTCGTCATCAGTTAGTGGGTCTATTGGATTTAGTTCTGTTTCATCAGGTGGAAACAAGTTAGAATCACTAATAGCTTTTTTCTTTTCTTCCTCTTTTAATCTTGCAAGTAGTTCGGCTTCTTCTCTTTCTTTAGCTTGTTGAATTAATAATTGTTCTTTCACAAATTGTTCAAAACCATCAGATTTACTATTTCCTTTAATCAACCATTTTGACCAAAATTCGTTTAATTGGGCTGAATTTAATCCCATTTCACGGGTAAACTTTAAATAAAGGTTTTTTCTTTTGTTAAATTCAGAATAACCCAATTTAGACCTTACTGCTCTTGGATTACCACGAAGATAACTGCTATCAAAAAATCCACTTACATTTGAAAAACCCGTTTCTAAACTTGCAATTTGATTTTCATTCCAAACTCCTACTGATGAACCTAAATTATTACTCATTACCGAACTTTTATTTCATTAGTTTTTATAGCTTCATCTAAATCTTCGGAAAATGTTTTTTTACCGCCTAAATCAGACAAATAGTACATATAAGAAATAGCACCTATTCCCAATACGATTATACTATAATAAATCAACTTACCTTTCATATTATTTAATATATTTTTGATATAGAAGAACACTTGCGATTCCTACTGCTATACCTATATAATAATTCTTTTCTTTAAATATTGATGTGTATTTTTCCATAATTATTTATGATTTATAAATTACCATTCCCGTTTTTGTTTTTGCCTTTTTATATGTTTTACCATTGTAACTAAAGCTACTTGCACCGCTTTTACGGGCTTTTTGTAGTGCTTTCATATATGCGTTCATTTTCTTTGCCATATCTTCTTATTTTAATGCTATTTCCCTTTACGTTTTCTTCCGTATGAAGAAACTTTTTTACCTTTTCTTTTGTAGCTACTAACCTTTTGACAAGTTTTTGAACCACCTCTTTTTTTTGCTTTTTTGACTGCCATTATTTTTAAATTAAAATTAAAATAAATTAAACTGCTATTGGTTGAGCATCTAAACTTTTACCCCCAACTAAAACTTCATATCTTTTTGGGTTTCGAGCCACAACTGATAAAATAGATTTTTCTAATGATGGCGAAAATACATTAGCTAATTTTTTCTCTCCATTAAATATAATATTAGAAGTCCAATTTCCTTTTCTTTTAAATTCTACATTTGCATCTGTTGGATAAAACTCGTAAAATCGGTCATCTTTAAATCTATCTTTAATAACTATATGTTTAGAATCATCTAATAAATCATTTAAAGTCCAATTAGCGGGTGGTAATAATTGTTGATAGCCCGTTCTACCCAAACCTAATTCAATTATAGTTGATTTACTTGTAGTTTTTTTAAGTTTTAGTGCTTCTGCCTTTTTGATAAGGTCAATATATACTTTTGCTCTTTCTTGACCCGCTTTAGTTGAAGTGTCAATACCATCAAGAGTTTTAGTCAATCTGTCAATAGTTTCTTGACTATTGCCAATAAAATCTTCAAGAGTTTTTAATTTTTCCATTTCAACATTTGCATTTCTTTTAGCATTTATGGTATCAATTAAATCTTGTTTTGTTGTTATTGATGCTTTTAATTTAGCAATTTGGTCTAACAACTCTTTTTCTTTTTTAGATAAAATCCTTTTATTTTCAGCATCTTTTATTCCCATTTGCCTTTGTAATTCTGCAAGTTTACGTTGCAAATCATCATTTTGTTTCCTCAAAATGTCATCAGCAGTTTTAGAACCTTTTAATCTTTCTATTTCTGCAAGACGTTTTTGCTTTTCCGCTTCTCGTCTGTCAATTTCTTTTTGAAGTTTAGAAAGTTCAGCTTTTGACTTTGCTTCAAATTCTTTTTCAAGTTTAGAAAGTTCAGCTTTTGACTTTCCTTCTAATGATTTTGCAGTATTTTCTAACATTTTAATACGTTCTTTTAAATCATCAGTAGTTTTATTTGACGTACCTAAAGCGGGTGTTTTTTCGCTATATTTTTTATATCCAAAATATGCAAGTACACCTATAACACCATAAATTAAAGTTTTATTTTTCATTTTATTATATTTTATTTTCTAAATCTTGTTGTAAAGTATTTCTACCCCACAGTTTTTTTTCTTTTATTATTTCCCATACAATTACTCCAAATAATGATGCTACTACACCAATAATCAAATTTCTCGTATCTTTTGGATGGTTATACCAACTCATTTTTTTCTTGTTTTATATAAAACTATCGCCACTCCTAAAACTGCAAATACACCCGCTATTGTGTATATTTTCCTTTTTTCTGCTTCTTGCATAGCTTTTTCGGTAGCTAATTGTTGTTCTTTTTTTATAGCTATTTCTTTCCTTTTTTGCTCTGCTTTATCTCTTAATCTGTTTATTAACATACTGTTACTTTGAAAAATTGCCAACTAAAATTGCTGAAACAGTACCACCTATCAATAAACCAATAAAGCCCGTAGTATATATGTTCTTATCTTTAAAATATCCATACATAACACCACCGACTAAACCCGTAAAAGCACCTTGAACAGTACCTTTAGTTTTACTTAACAACCTTTTTTTATGGTCGCCATTTATAAGTTTTTGGTTATTTTCTATTATTTGAGTACCATTCATTTTTTTGAATATTTATAAAAGATGATAGCACCAAATCCGATAAAAGCAAAAGTTAAAAGATAATATTTTAAATCTGACGTTTTAAATCTACTCTCTTTATCTGCTTCTTCTCGTAATACATCATCGAATATTACACCTTCTTCCAAACTTTATTTTTTACGAGTTGCAAAATAAATTGTCGTACCAATAGCACCTAAAAGGACAACACCTAAAACAATATACAGAACTGTGTTTCCACCGCCACCTTGTCCAACATTGTTAATGTTGCTCATTTGCCTATCATATTCATCTTGCTTTAATTTTCCTAATGCTAAAGCAGTTTCAAGTTCTAATCTTTTTGCTTCTACTTCTGCATTTGCTAAAGCCCTTGCATCAGAACTTGCTTGGTCTTGACCACGAATTTCAAGGTATTTGTTAAGTATTCCATCAACACCACCTAATTTACCTATCGTATCACCAAAACCCCTTAAAGCGTTACCAACACCACTACCCGTACCCGCTTTATTTGGGTCGTATGCAGTATAGCTTTTTTTACCACCCCCAAAAAGGTTAGCGTACTCACCACCTTGCGTTGAAATTGGGGTAAATCCACCACTTTGACTATCCATTGGGTCGAATCCACTTGCGTTTGCAAAATTATCTTCCATAAGGTTAGTACCATCTTGCGAACTCATAGCATCAAAACTTCCACCGCCTTGTGTAGCCATTGGGTCGAAACCACCACTTGCACCTTTATAGTTAAAGTTTGATTGAGGTTCATATCTGCTTTTAGCCCATTGAGAAAATGCTTGAATGAATTTATCTGATTGCATACCCCTTCCTATTGCTTGGATAATTGCTGAATTTGATGCAGATTCACTTGCATTGATGCCTTGACTTCTTAAAAAAGAAACTACACCACTCTTATCTTCTACAACTATCATAGCAATTAGTTTGCTGAAATTATCACTTCTTACTCCCATTATTTATCATTTTTAAATATGATTGCTACCGCTAATACTAAAGCAGAAGCAAAAATTATTGTATTTGTATTTGTTGCTAATGTTTTAGCATCGGATTCTTGCCTACCACTTGCATTTAAGTATGCTTCAAGTGGTGCATAGGAAGGTGTAGGTGTTGCTTTTGATTTACAACCGCATCCACAACCTTCTTTTTTGTTTTTTGTACCGAAATAATCTATTAAAATTTCTTTGTCGGGATGTAAATCCATAAGAGATTTTAAAGCGTGTTCACCCTCATTGTTTATCAAAACTTTTAAGTTGCCACTCATTTGTCTTGGGTTCGTAATAGTGTACCCAAATGATTCACAAAGTTGCTTTGCTTGTTGAGGATTGTTTTCGGCTATATAATCATATACTGTTGCCATAATATTTTCTTTGATTTTAAATTAAAAAAAGGGGAGAAGCATTAAGCCACACCCCTTCTTTAAAGTTTCCGTGTAGCAATCTACACAACAACGTATTACCCTTGCAATTTGATTGTTTGGGCTTTTACAATGCCTGGATTTCCAAACGCTTCTGATACGGGGCGACCCGCTAAACCTCTTGCAAGGTTAATGTTATCAGATGGGTAGAAGTATAGTTTCAATGTTGCATTTGCTAAAACAGAAGAAATCTTAATTTTAGTAAATCCATCGATTCTATATCCATATCGCATTGCGATAATTGTTGATTGTTGCTGATACGGGTCAATGGTAGGCACAAGTGTTTTTTGTGCTTCATTTCCATTCGCATCACGAGTGTTTACAGCAAGTGTTTCCAAAACCTGATTAGCGGTAGCTGACTGTAAATAAGTCAATCCAACACTATAAGGGTTTTGCATAAATTGGTAAAGCATTTCACGATAAGTTACTCCACTAATACCACTTGAAATAGTAATTGAACCAATTACTAAATCACCACCCGCAGTAAAACCTGCGTTATTAATAAACTCATACGACCCAAGAACTGCAAAGTTGCTCACTGCTGAACCACTTGTTGAAGTTACTGTGATAATATAAGGTTGTGAGGTAGGTGCTGAAACACCACCCCCGTTTGCACCGAAAAAATCATCTCCCGTAAAGTTAGTGTCATCTACGAAGCCACCACTCATATTGGAGAAATTTTCGTTAGCATTTGCTCTCGCATCTGCCAAGTATTTGCCGATATTTGCCATTTTGTTAAAAATTAAAAAGTTAAATAATAAATTAAATCACAAGATTATTCAGCAGAAGGTGAAGCTACTCCACGTTTTGCTAACATCTCTTGTACTTTAAAAGCGACTAATACTCCCGCAGTTACTGTAAGAACTTTTCCTACAAGTGTTACAAGTTTTGTTGTATTCATATCAGAATGAATTAAAGGTTAAACAATAATTAAATGGCAATTACAGAATTGCATAACGCAAATATATTATTTCGTAATATAATTTTTATTACATACAACAATGTATGTTTGCAATAATGAAGTTGTAAATAGTGCTTAACTGCAATAATTCTTAACAATTCTATCCCTAACGAACTGAACTGCTGATGCTTGGGTAAATTTTTTCTTACCCTTTAAATCTCTTTGTTGTAGCATAGGCGAGATTATTTTCCTATAATATTTTTCTATATAATCGTCAATAGCTTGGTCAAGTAGCTTTTTGTCAAAATTACCCAATATCTTTTCTGCATCTATATCAACAAACAAAAAGAATCTTTCGTTGCCATTATAATATTGAGTATTTATCATTATTTCAGCTATTTTTAGATACTCGAATTTATCTTCAAACTTTTTTATGTGTCTATCAACGCTATCGGTGTTCTTATGGAATCTAACCCAATTTAAGTTTTGCCATATTTTTGAAGTTACACGACCTATTGACTGAAAGTGCATTATAATATCTGTATCTGTGTGTCTGTTTGTACAAATTGCACCTACAAGGTCATTTGGCAAGTGGTCTGAAATATATCTATTAATATCTTCTATAAGTAAAAGACCACCCCTATAATCATTAAGTATTTGAAATAAGCAATTTTGAATTTCCTTTAAGGTCATTCTCATACCATCATCATTAAATGGTCTTATTCGTCTTGCTTCAACAGTAGGGTGTGCGGAAAACTTAATCACATCTCTTAAACGTAATCCTTTTATATCGGTATATTCATCATTAACATCTAATATAAGTGCTTTTCTTGGCTTTACTCCTTTAGATGGATTTCCATTCACATAGCTTCTAATCATTTGATTAGTTATGTAAGTTTTGCCTACACCTTTTTTTCCAACTGCAACTCCTAATTTTGGTTCTCTCATACTTTATTTATTTATATTATAATAGCTTAAAAGCACAACTTTGAAACTACTATAATCACCAAAAGTTATTATTTGTTTTTTCTTGGGCGACCTCTTTTTTTCTTTTTAGGTTTTTCTACTTCTTCTACGGGTGTTACATCAATAATATTAGGTGTTTCTTCTTTTGAAAGTTTATCTAATTCTTTAAGAATGTCAGGGTCGCCAAATGTAGGCATACCTTCTGATTGTGTTGTGTTCTCAAAATTAGATTGTTCTTTACCACCCATCATATCACTTACCATACTTTCTGCGGTAAATTCTTCGGGTTCTTGAAATACCTCATCTACCTTTGTAATTGTTTTTGGTTCTGTTGTCGAAGGTTGCTCTGTATTTTGCGTTGGTTCGGCTTTTGTTTTTTGTGTTGGTTTTGGCGGTGTATATGCAGATTGCTCTTTCCACATATCAAATAACTTTTTATTTTGTTTTGTTAATTGATAAACCATAGCACCTTTTGTAACAATATCACTTCCAAATGCGAACAACAAAAACTGTTCATCGGTCATAGCAAGACCCTTCTTTTGGAAAACTCTTATCATTGGTGGTCTTACCTTTTGAACAAAATCATCTTCTAACTTAATTGCATCATCAAGTTGTGAATTATATTCTTGTACATATTCTAAAAGACCTAATGTATTACCTTGTTCATCAATAGGAACTTCAAGAGATGGGCTTATTTCCCCACTCTCCATAGCATCTGCTATTTTTTGTTCTTTGAGTTTTGTAACCCTATTTGCAATTAAATGTGCTTTTCCATAAACATCTAAAACAGTATCAACCATTTGTTCGGTTGCATACGCTTGTTCTTTTTTGTCTAAATTATCAATAGCGGGGTTAAAACTATTTGGCTCACTTTCCTCTGTATTAAAATCCTCAAAGTTAGGTGCATTAAAAGATGGTTCTTCTAATTCTGCTTCCAATTTTGATGAATCAATGTTGGGTGTTGTATAAGCCCTTTCGGTTACGGGTTCGTCTAAAGGACTGTAACCACTATAAAAATCTTGGTTACTTTCTACTGAAACGTCTGCTTTTTCTTCTTCGTTATTTAGATTGCTCATAGTGTTTCTTATATAATTTTAATTGATGTTTAATGCTTTCCAATTTTTCTATTCTTTTGATGTCAAGGGGGTGTTGCTCATCATAATTTTCAACTTCTGACTTGTATCTTGATAAATTGGTGTTGTTTTTATTTAAAACAAAAGACACTTCTTTAAGTAAAAAATCAAATTCAGTCATTAATATTAAAGCTACTATACCAAGTGCGTGAGTTTTGTCATTCATTCTTTGAGAACCATACAACAACTCTTTGACCGATAAATTAAATTCTTTTGCTACAATTTTAATAACCACTTTAGCTATTTCGTTTTGATAAGTAAGTTCGTTATCCTCTCTTAACTCAATTAGCATCTTGATAAAACCTCTTTCACCAACTGCATTAATGGTTTTTTGTATTTCCTCAAAGACAAGTGAAATACCTTTGTTAATTTTTTTGTGTGCCTTACTCATTATTACAAAAGTAGTATATTATTTTCTAAAATAAAATTTATCTCTTTAAAATTATAGCCCCTTTTCTTCCCCAAACTTTTTTCATATTATGATAAGTGTGAACGTGGCTATCCTCTACCAATAAAGCATCTTTAAATGCTTTTATAAGGTTGTCTAAATCAGGTCTTGATTGATGAGGTTTTCCTTCTGTCTTTTTCTTTTTTCTTTCAGACCAAGATGTAGGCATTGGTAATACAAACGTAACATCTAAATCGTCTTTAGGTTGCCATCTACATAAGAAACAAAGCATTTTTAGTTCATCTTTAAAATCCCAATATCTTTGAACTACGGGTCTTTTTTTCCACTTGTCGCTTTGTGTCATTCGAGGTTTAGCAACGGGGTTGATGTTAAGTGTTATATAGGGTAAAACTTTTTGACCATCTGCGGTCAGTTGTTCTTTTGGCTTGTCTGTGTCGTTGTTTGTTACTAAATTAATTACTTTAGTTTCTTTCTCGTCTTTCATATTTTATATTTTTCTGAAAATGATTTTAATTTTATTATTTCTTGCCCTATAATAAACGATGCATCATTATCACTTGGATAATGTAATCCTAAATGAACTCTACTATAAGCTATGTCGTCTATCATTTTTTTACAGAAATCATAACTATTAGGATATTTATTACCCACTACACTTAACATACAATATGCTTGTATCGTATGACCGCTTGGATATGATGGGCTATGACCTGAATAAGTTTCGTAAGGAAACATTTTAAGTTTGTAGTATTCTGCAAGTTGATATGGTCTTGGTCTTTGGTATTTTTGTTTTAGCTTAATAATTGTTGGTGCAACATCATCATTAACGGATAAACATATTTCTTCTACGTCTAATCCTTTTTGCATAAAAGTTGATGTTATTGTTTGAACTAAAGACCTATCATACCTTTTAAATCTTCTAAAGTGTTCCGCATTAGATTCATCGGTTATGTTTGATACTTTTTCAACCATTGAAGTTAATTCATCTTTTGTTTTTTCTGATGAATTTTTAGGTGGTTGTATTTTGTCTTTAAGTTCACCCTCTAATAAAGGTATTACCTCATCAGCAATACACATTTTCTGCATATTTTCTAATAGCGTTTGGTTTAAATTACCATACGTTACTTTATTAAGCCATTCTGCCATATCGTGTTCTATTTCCTTTATTTGTGTTTGTTAGCTTCCTTTTTAGAGCATCTATATCTTCTTTCATTTTTTTAAGCTGAAACTCACCTCTTTTTAAACTTTCAACTTTTTTTCTGTAATAGTGAATTGAATAAATTAAAGATGCGGTTGTTAATCCTAACATCATTATTGCTAATAAACTTAATTTTTCCCCACTAACAGAGCCACCACTTTGCATACTAACTTCACTTGTAGTTGGTTGAGTTTCTACATTTGGTGTTGCTTCTGTTGAAGCATTTTGTGTAACATTTTCTTCCATCACCTTGTTTTTTTAATTATTACGATGATTGTGCCTATTGTTATAATTCCTAATGTTCCTAATAAAAATGCAGTTGATTTATACCACTCTTTTTTTCCTCTTTTTATTGGTGTGTTTGGTTTCTTACCTAAATTAGATAATAATTTGTTTAAATAATCGCTTGTAGCAGAATCTTCGTCTTTATCATCACCCGCAGTTACTACTACTTCATCTAATTCCTCTGTGCTTTCTTTTAAATAAATATTAGCATCTTTTAAATCTTTAGCTTTTTTAAAAACTGTTTCAAAACCAAGATACCTTATTTCAAATTCATCATTAGATTTGATTTCATCATTTTCAATTTCAAACTTCCCTTCTTGATTTGATATTGTTGCAAGGTTTGTTCTTTTACCATCCCTTAATAAAACTATTGTAGCACCATCTAAAGCACCATAACTATCAGTAATTTTACCACTTACTATCATTACTTGGCTATTTTTTTAAGTGTATAATAATTCACTAAAGCACCTAAACTAAAAGATACCATTGCCAATATTAAAAATGTTTTATAAAGGTTTGGGTGTACCCCATTTACTTTTTTTTCTTTATCATCTGTTTTCATCAAAGGGCTTTTTTTACTTGTTCTACTAAAATTCCATTTAAGATTGAGAAAATTCCTACTACACCTAAATTTTTTAAAGTTGTATTTAAGGTAGGAACGTAAAATTTAAACTTCTCACTACCTTCATTTTTAGCAACTAAATAGTGTGCGTATGCTTCTGTTGAAAACAAAGCAAAGGTAACAAGGGCGACTATATCTCTATCTTTCATACTTCAATTCCTAAATTAAAAATTATTAATCTTAATGAATTGCATTGTTCTTTATCTTTAATTACATAAGCTAAATCAATTATGGTTAGCTTCCAAACCCTTACACAAATTGACCACTTATTTTTTTTTGCGGGGCTTCCCCAACTATTTATTAAATTAATTTGTTTTGTTTTCATAGTTCAACTAATTCAGATGAATGATGATTAACTATCCTCATTCGGTTATTTATATTTTTAAAAACATACGAGTATCTTGCCACTACTTTTTTGCCATCTACCATAAATTCATAAACCCCACTTGAAATAGTACAACAATCAAGTTCTTGATTTACATTATCTATAATTTTACAACTGATACTTTTTTTATCTAAAAACCAATCAAAGTATTTCGATATTTGTTTTAGACCCACTTCTAATGGCTGACTATATGTACCAACTAATACTGCATTAACACAATAAAACCTTACCATTTCTGCGGTGTTATTAGGTGAAATTGCAGAAGCCCAATCACTTAATATTGTCGGCACTTGTCTTGTTATTTTTACCATAATAATTTATCGGCATAATAGCCATTTGAGTTTTTTACATTTCTGTCCTTTTTGTGTCTTACTTTATATAGCTTCCTACGTTCTTTAGCAGTACCCTTTGGCACTTTACCTTTTCTTTCAAGAGCCATATAAGTAGGATAATCTTTATATCCTATTGCCCCTACACTTGCCACTTTCTCACCTTTTTTAAAGACATCTATTTTTTTGCCTTTTTTTTTACTTGGTTTTACAGTAACACCCAACTTTCGTGCTTGACCTTTTGTATATGATGAAATAGAATAAGCCATATTAAAAACTTGGTTGCCAATCTTTATACCCACTATAACTATCTAAATTATTTGGATTCCATTTTATACCCCCAAATGATTTTGCTAAATCAGATTTTTGTTTGTCTGACATTTTTTCAAAATCAATATTTGGTGCTAACATCATTTTTCTTAACAATTCAGATGAAGAATAATTTTCGGGGTTTCTTGTACCTAATCTTTTTTGAAAGGCATCTCTCATTTTTTTCTCAAACTCTGCTCTCACTTTTTCTTTTTCTGCAAAAACATCATCAGCACTTTTTGTATCTAACGATAAATATTTTGTGTGAAATTCGGGTAATAATTTCTTTATAAGAAAATAACCCCCATATAATATTCCACTTCCTATAATAATTTTTTTTATCATTAAACTTTAAAATTATTTCGTGCTTCAAACCACTTTCTGTTCTTTGAGCCATCTTTGTTGTAATGAGTTTTTAACTCCCTTTCAATTTTCTGTCTTTGTTTGTTTTTATTATTTAATATTTCATTTACAACATCATCAGCAGATTTTGTTTCTTGTACGTTAAGTTTTAAATTATTTGATTTTGAAATAGAAGGAAGCACTTTTTTAATTAAAAAATACCCACCTATTAAAAACCCACTCGCTATTAAAACTTTTTTTATCACTATCTGTTTCGCATTATATTAACCGCACCAAGAGTAGCAACCAATATAACACCCCCAATAAGTAAAGCACCCAATCCACCATTTGATTTTTCTTTTTGGGGTTCTGCTTCTACCGATTCAGTTTGTTTTTCTGTTGCTTCTTTTTGTTCAGTTTTTGATTTAACTTCATCTTTTACTTTTGCTTCTTTTTCTTTCTCTTTTAATTCTGCTTCTTTTTTCATTTTTTCAGTATGCTTTTTAGCAAAAGATTTTAATTGCTCTACTGCATCAGTAAAGTATTCGTTTAAATAATCATTAATTTCCTCTAATTTGGCTTTGTTTTCTTCATTGTCATCTGATTCAACCTCTTTTTTGGCTAACTCAACCTTTTTTTGTAAATCAATAATTGTTTTTACTCGTTGATTTAAAATTCTTGGCAGTTCTACTGATTCTAACTGCAACTCATTAATTGTGTCTTGAATATTCATATTTAAAAATTTAAAATTATTACAAACTTACTAAAATTTTATTTTATAAAACAATATTATGCCTTAAACTATGCTTCATCTACTTTTCTTTTTTCATCATAATTGTTGCTCTTTTAACTGCATCTTGCCATTTTTCACCATCCCTACGAATAGCTTTAGCAAGTGTCATAGGGGTTTTGCGTTTTTTACGAGTACCCTTATCCATTGTTTTTACACGAGCATACTTTCTTTTACCGCCTTTTTTCTCCATTGCTTCGGATTCATTTCTGCGGTCTTTATAGTTTTGCTCTTTAGTAGAACGCTTCCCTTTGGTGTTACCTAATGATTCATCAAGTTTGTCATTGTAGCCTTGTGTTTTACCACCTTTAGCATATATATTACCCGTTACAAATTTCACATCGGGATTTTTATTTTTTGCATTTAATCTATCAACTTCTTTTAATGCTTCTCTATAAGTATCTTTTCTGCTTACTTGTTTTTTTGTTCTTTTACCGCTTCTCGGTTCAGTTACTTTTATAATATCTACATAACCACCTTTAGCCATTTGAGAAAGGTCGAAATTCATAGCCCAATTATCAAATTCTCTTACGTTGTTTGAATATCCGTATTTATCTTCAAGTTTTCTAACTTCGGCTTGACCAAAATTTTCGTATAATCCTTTTCTTTTGGCTTTAGCAATTAATTGTTTTTTGAATTTGTTAATATCGGCAACTTCCCCACCTTTAGCCATACTATATTCAAATAAAAAATCTAAATCTTTTTTGGATTGATTTTTCTCAACTTCTATTGAATCTCCTTGCGGACTTATGATTGTATTATCTTGATTTTTCACATTAGCAAGAGTATATTTTTTTGCAGAAGCAAAAGTTTTAAAATATAGTGGGCTATCATAATCATCATTCACAACAACTTGGTAATGAATTTCGGGGTCATACATTTCAGAAGTAATTATACCACCTTTAGCGTAACTTTTTAAATAGCCAATTAGATTATTGTAAGAATCTTTTTCGCTTTTATATCCATCACGATATATGTCGTTTTTATAATCTTCCCAATAGTATTCTTTTGAATCTTGGTCATAACCAACGCTTGTATTTCCTTTTGGGTCAAGTTTATCTAATTTCATTTTTAAATCTGAAACTTCCCCACCTTTAGCGTAGTATTCTTTGCCAAATTTTATTTTAATTTTTCCGTTTTTTAATTTTTCAGCATAAACATTTCCTAAATGCCTACCATCAATAATTTCATTAGGAGTTTTAATTACACCTATTGCAGTTTCTTTACCTTTTTCAAAAACTGCTAAATAATAACCTTTTAAAAATTCTCTTTTTAATTTAGGATTTTTTCTGACCTCATTCAAAGGGATAATTTTTTCATTTTCTATATATCCACCTTTAGCGTACCCGTGTGGTGTTGGATATGCGGGATTATAAGTGTTTGCATAATATTGATGCACTCCTTGTGGTAAATCCCCACCCATTGCAAACAAATCCATCTCATTCATAGTACCCGTTTCTCCTACAAGACCCGCTTGACCAAATGGAGTAGGTAGTGTTCCACCCGCTTCCATTTTTCGTATTTTTAATTCTCTTGGGTTTTTGTCATACATATCTCCCTCAAACCAACTTACGACTTTAGCTAACCCTTTGTCTAACTTATCTTCAAGTTCTTTATATGAATCAAACGTAAATCGTTCTACAATGTAATCTTCTAAATTTCCGCTTCTGTGATAAGGTGCTTCAAGATTAACGACACCACTTAATTGAATTGTGTGTTTTCCGTTTTTCCCTCTATCATTATTTGGAGTATAATAAAATGCTTCAACTTCCATCATAACAGAATCATCATCATCTTGGATAAACATATCCAAATCATCAGCTTCATTTGAATAACCCGCATCTTCTAATTCCGAATAGTTTACATTTTCTATTCCACCTAATTCTTTAACAATTTCGGGATATTCTTCTTCAAAGCGTTCAAATCCGTATTCTCTATTTCTTTCTCTAAATTCTTCTATTTTATCATCCAAAGATTTTGTTGGTAATCCTATACCCGAACCTTCTAACATATTGCTATATTCAAACCATCTTGAACTATATCCACCATTAGTAAAAGGAATAAAACCATCTCGGCTTTTGCTTTCTACTTCCTCTCCTTTACTAGTTTCTGCTTGTTCATAGGTTGAATAAATATCCTCAACCGCCTCGTCTATTTTGTCTTTAAGAATTTCATAAACTTTAGAATACTCAATAACTTCCCCACCTTTAGCATAGTTATAAATTTCTCTATCGCCAACTTCATCTGTAACAAATACTTTTCTTTCGGGAAAATCTTTTTTTGCTTCTTTGACTTTTTCAGAAATTAAGTTTTTATTATTTCCTTTCCAATATAAATTTGGTTGATATAATTTACCGCTATTATCCCTTTTTTCAAGCAAAACTTTATATCTTCCATCAATCTCCCCACCTTTAGCAAATGGTAAAGTGTTTTCGTTTTTTTCCTTTCTTAAATATTCTGAATATTTTTTTACTCCACCAAAATTTGAAATTAACTTATTATTATCTGCTTTATAAACTGCTCTTAACTTTTTGAGTTCGTTTAAATTATCTACTATTTCTTTTGTTGATTTGTTTTTATTAAACTTATCTTCTTTTAATTTTTTAATTGGCTGATTTCTAATTTTGTCTATTCTTTTAATTCTGTCAAGATTAGTTTTAATCATCATATCCCAATAACTTTCCATTGAAAGTTCTCCACCTTTTTCCATTGATTGTTGTTGGCGATATACTTTTCCCGCAACTTTTCTACCCACTTCCATAGCTTCCGCTTTTGAGTAAGTCTTTCCATACTCATTTTGAAATTGTTTTTTTACGGGCTTTCCTTCATATCGTTTTGCAACCTTTTTGGCTAATCCATCGAAACCTAATTTTCCACCTTTTTTAAGTTTTGCGGTAAATGATTGAGTATCAACTTTTAAATTAGTGTTTTCTTCGGGAACACCTTTTACATAACTCATAATAAAGGCATCAATCTCCCCACCTTTAGCAAAAATTTCATTTTCATCGAGATACTCTGCTAAATCTTTTGGAGAGGTAAAAGTTTTTTTATTTGAATACTTTAATGAACCATCTCCTTTTGGTTTATTGTCGTAAAGAAATACCTTTCCATCATTTATTATAGCACTCTTATTTAATCTGTTATGTTGATAATCGGTTTGCCCTTTATATTTTCCAAATTGGCTATCTTTAAGCACTCTTTCAAATGCACCCTCTTTACCTAATTTATCAATCATTTTAGAGTAATATTCATCTAAATCTAACTTACCACCTTTAGCGTACCCGTGTGGTGTTGGGTATGCTGGATTATATGTTTGAGCATAATATTGATGCACTCCTTGTGGTAAATCCCCACCCATTGCAAACAAATCTATCTCATTCATAGCACCCGTTTCGCCAACAAGACCCGCTTGACCAAATGGAGTAGGTAGTGTTCCACCCGCTTGTAAAAATGGGGGTGTTTTACCTTTATATTTATATTGTCCTTTAGGTGCGGGAAGTGAGTTTCTATCACTACGATTATCACGATATTCATAATATGTTTTACCATTTTTTGAAACTCGTTTTCCTACGGGCTTTGCTCTCCTTTTAGCATCTTGACTTAAATTAGCATCATCAGGTTTTTGTTTACCATAAGTTTTTGGGTACTTTTCTTCTCCTTCAAAAGATTCTTTTCTTACAAAAGCTAATAGCTTATCAAGTTCTTTTTCAGTTTGCTTTTCAGCTTTTTTAGATTCTTCTTTTACAAGTTTTGAAATCTTTGCTCTTGCTTCTTTGAAAGTAATTCCCTCTTTTTTTGCAAGTTTACTTGCTCTTGTAGAAATATGCTCTTTTTTGCCTTCTTTGGGTGTTGAAGGTGTTTTTGTTGGCTTTGGGTTTTTCTTTGTACCACTTGCCTTTTTGACCTCTTTTTTAACAGTTTTAGTTGTTTTTTTAGGGTCTTTTTTGCGTTCAGTTTTAGTTGTGGGTACTTTTTCTGTTACCTCAACAGTTTTAACCTTTACATTTTTTAATGCTTCGGGCTTACGTTCTTTTAAATCCTTATAGATTTTACGCATCACAGTTTCAAGTTTTTCATTTTCTATTGTGAAACCCTTTGTGCTTTTTTCTGCTTTTTGCAAAAAGTCCTTTCCTTTTGGACTAATTTTACTTTGGTCAATACTTTCGTATATTTCTTTAGTTGTCATATTTCTCTATTTTAAAAATCTGTTATATCTACACTTTCAATTTCTTCTAAAAACTCATCGCCCAAATCTTCTAATGCTTCTGAAAAAATATCAGAATCATCAAATTCATCTTCGCTTAAATCCTCATCAGTTGGTTCTATTGGAAATTCCTCTAAAAACTTATTATTTTTAGCTTTTATTTTATTGGTTAAATCAAGTTCAAAATTATATACTGTATCTAACACTTTTATAAAAGACAAGAAAATACCAATTATTTCTTTTCTTTCATTTTCATCACTTGAATCAAAATCTAAATTATCGTTCCATCTACTTGTGAAAATAAAACGTATCATTTCCCGTGTTAATTTACTTTTAGATTCTGCAAAAGCATCATAGATTTTGTTGTTCTTTTCTTCTTCAAATCGAAGTATTCTTGCCTTTACAGTATATGGAAAATTAGTTCTAACGTGATAATCTTCAAAAAATCCTATTTCTGTATTCAAATCAAAATTTTTATACATCTTAACAAGAGGATGTTCTTTTATCTTTTGTTCAAAATTATTGGTTAAGTGCAATAAAGCTACTTCTTGAATATGTTGTGTCAGATTTCTTAAAACTTGATAAACAAATAAATAATTAGAAAATTTTAAATAATTTATTTTTTCTTTTATATTATTTAAAAAAGAGGTGTTTAAGTCAGTTGATTTCGTATTATAAATTTCTAAAAAGCCATCATAATTAAATTCAAATCCTACATTTTGTAAAGAGGATAAAAAGTAATTTTTTGAAAAGGCACTTAATGTATTTAATGGGTTTGATTTTACTTTACTCCTCTCACCAAAACCTTCCGTTTTTTGATGTTGAATTGTAATATTTTGTATTGCCACACCTTGAATAAAGTTAAAAAAGGTTCGAGTAACATATAATTTTTGGTAATCTTCTAAAGTATTAATTGAAAAATAAAAGCCACTATACGAATCATTATTATATAAACTTATAACCGAACTTCCAAGAGCAACATCAATTAATTTTTTAGATATTTTGTCTTGTGGATTATACAAACTCATATTTTTTCTCGTAAATTCAGGTTCTAAAATTTCATTTATTTTTTTTCTAAATTCTTCATCATAACTATCATCGTTATATGTTTCTACAAAAGATTGTGTCATTAGACAATAAATAGAATTTTCAGTATTTATAGATGTTATTTCATCTTTTGGCTTACGAAGTTTTTTATCTAAAACAGTTAAAATACCAAAAAAACTATCGGATAATTCAGGAAAATTATCTTTAAGTAAATCCACTTGCTCTTTTCTTTTTTCATAAAACAATTCAGTTACTATACCGCTTTTTGTTTCTGATTTGTTTCCAATTTCTAAACCTTTTTGCGGAGAACTGAAAAAGTTTGGCGGGAACTTAAAAATATGCGAGTTTTTAATTGATGCTTTGTATATTTTTTCTGTATCATAAACTCTTATTCTATTTTTTTTATCAGTATTAGAATAAAAATTTAAATTAAAATCTAAAACTTTATCCCTTGTTGTTGCTTTAATACAAAAACATTTATTAAGGTTTTCAATATTATTTATATCTGTTGCAAAATACTTAACAACGTACCACCAAATTCCCGATAATTTGACAAGACTACCAAAAGGAAGAATCTTATTATTGTTTTTACTGTTCATTGAAGGAGAACCACTTGAATTAAAAAAATCTCCGTAATAAGAATCCTCTTGAAGCGTTAAAATTTTAGAATATCTTTCAACAAATGAATTGGCAAAAGATGGTATTTTACTGTAAAAATCTCCACCCTTAATTTCTTCTTCAAAACCAATATAGGTCGTTTCATTTTGAAATAAAATGTTATAAAAGGACTCGGCTTCACCCATAGAACCCTCATCATTTCCATTATTAAGCACACCGAAAAGCAACATCTCATTTATGTTGTCTAAATTGTTTGAACCAATAGTTTGTTTTATTTGAGAAGAAACTATTTTGACTAATGGTGGTATTTTTCCTTGCGGGGTATCAAACAATAAATCTTTGGCTTCATCCATTTTATCTAAAGGCTTTGTGTAATTATAAGGTAAATTAAATTTTGTGTCTTTTTTAATAATATAATTAGTATTTATTTTTATTACCCCCACATTCTGAAATTGTTTGCTTTTTGCAAATACTTCATAAAAAGAATTTGCATTTAAATCTTCAAAATCATTCTCCGTATATAGTTTATCCAACTCTTTAACATTATTATAAACACGCTTTGAATCTCTTATTGATTTTTCAAAATCTATTTCAAATTTTGGAAATTCAAAGGGTATTATTTCATCTCCACCTGAACTTGTTTTTTCTTGTTCTACTTTAATACTGTCAAGAGTAGTAAATGGTGGTTCAACAACATTGCTTAAATAATTTTTATAATTTGTAACACTTGCTAAAAAAGGAAAAACAACATTGTTTGAATACTTACCTTCATTTAAATTGTCATTAATTATTTGATTTATTTCGTCATTTTCTTTTAACCCAAATAATAAAGATTTTACATCATTTATTAAATCAGTAGGATTAAACAAAATAGGACTTACTATATTTTGTTGTGCAAATGTGTTATAAAATAATCCAATAACTTCATAAGAATTGTTTTCATACCTCACCGAACTTCCTATTTTTAATTTATATGGTTGTGCGGGTTGAGTTAGTTTTTTTAAATCTCTAACGCTTCTTATCTCAAATCTTGTGAGTAAATTAAAATATCCCTTATCAAACATTTGTGCAACAAGGTCTTTTTGTTTGAAAGAAGAAGAACCACCTGACTTATAAAGAGGAAATTCGATTGTCATTACGTCATTTGAAGAATCAGAAATAGCACCTAAAGTATAAATTAAGTTATCGCCTTCTAATAAAATTATTTTTTCTTTTGCCATAATTATTGTGTTGATTTATAACGAGGTGTTTTAATTTGTTCGTTTATCATTAAAATCAAATTTCGTCTTAATTCTTCTCCATCTTGAACTTCTGATTGACTTGACATATATGTTTTTTGAAGTATGTTTGGATTTTTCTCATCGTTGTTAGTGTAGTCTAAATTTTTAAAAACATCTCCAATTAGTGTTTCTGACAAATATTTATCAGCATTTTCTGTGGCTTCATCAGAACTTTCGCCTTTTTCAAGATTAGATTCTAATTCTCTATTTCTTACTCTTGAAATAACACCTTTAGGGTTTTTTGAAAGCATTAAAGAAATATAATCTAAATTTCTGTTAAAAGATTCTACAACTCTGTCTTTAGCCCAATCTTTAAAGGATTGAAATACAACTGTTCCATCATTTGTGAAATATGAAATCGCACCACCTGAAATTCTACTGTTGATTTCACTTGGTTCATACGTTTTACCATCTTTATCTTTAAAATCATACCAAACTTCACTACCCTGAAAAGGAGAAGTCAAATAAAGCATTAAGTTTTTACTTGCTTGTGTTGGCTTTACCAATCCTAATTTATCATATTCATAATATGCGTTTCTTACATATTTCATAAAATTTCTTGCTTCTTCTTCACTCATTGGAGAAGAAGAACCCCAATTTAAATCGGTTAGTGTCGGCAAAGAATTATCTTTTTGCTTCCAAAAGTTTTGCAAATCATAAAAATAACCAAACTTGGCATTAGAACCCAAACCTCTAAAATATCTACTATCAGCAACGATTACTCCAATTTTGTTTAAATCAAGAGGTTCGCCATATTCTTTAATTAAAGAATTTTGCACATAAGCATTTCTTTTTGAATTATAATATGTACTCCATTCGCCTGACCAAATTCTTGTTCTTACACCCGCTTGTTCTAATAATTTTGCTATCATTAAAGATGGTAATGCTTTTAAAAATCTACCCGAACTTGTCGTTCCGTGATAACCACTATTGTTTATATACAAATCAACAAATGGTGCAACTCCACCACCCATTCTTTCTCTGTAAGCATATACCTTTTTTTCGGTTGAGGTGAATCGAAGTCGTTTACTTCCCATTTTAGTAACTTTTTCTCCTAAAATATTTTCGGGTACATACAAATTCAATTTTCCTAAATATGATTTCTTCAACTTGTTAGGAAACGTCTTTAACATCTCTGTTGTTCCTTCTTGTCTTGGCTCACACACCAAAACATCTTTTCCATTTTTTATAAAAAATGTTTTAATCCCCCCTACCTTTTCATTATAAACATCATCGGCTTTTACTATTTTATCTAATTCAATGCAATAATATTCTACGGGTCTTATTAAACCCTTTGATGCTTTACTAAAATCAAACATTCCTTTTGGTATTGAGGAATATTTTATTCGTGCTTTTTGTAAATCACCACCTAAATCTATTGAGGATTCGGCTTCATAAATTAAATCATCAACTAATGATAATAATGGTGGATAAAAAAACTGACCAAAAACATTATCTAATTCAAATTGCTCACTAACTGATTCACTTGAATCAGAACTATAACCCCAAAAATTAACTCCTAAATCACTACTACCACCACCACCTTCTGTAAGTCGAGTTTCGGTTCTGTATAGTTTGTTTTGTTGAGTTGAGGTTTCAGTACCTTTTTCAATAAAGGTTCTTGCGTTTTCGCTAAAACCTATCAAAGACAAATTTAAATTCGATATTTTTGAATATCTTGCCATTATCTAATTACTCCTTCATATTTAGTTTTATCTGCTTTTATTAAAGCATCTGCTTCCGTAATGTCTAAATCACTATCAAGTTTATCCAATGGTAATTTGTTTTTAGTGTTTATAAGTTTGAAAAACTCATCTACATTAACATCTTTTTCCAATTCCGATTTTTGTGAACGAGTAAATAAATCTAAAAATGATTCAATACCCTCTTGTAATGTTTTAGCGTTTGGTATTGGGTTCTTTTGTGCAAGGTTAATTCTATAAGCAATATAAGTATCACGCAATGAAACCATAGCCCTTGTTGATACAAATGCTCTTGATGAATACCTATCTCTACTTTCTATTGCAGTTCTTAATTTGAAAAGAAAATTAAATAGAAAGGCAAAATTGCAAATCATTTTTTTACCTTGCATTTCAACCATAATTCCACTCATAATTTGAGTAAGTTCGTATTCGGGGTCAATTAATAGTTGATATGTGCTACCCACAAATCTATCTTGAAGTGATAAATCTTGCTTAAAATTCGCTTCATAATCTGCATCTGCTTCATTAAGTTTTGAGTTACCCGTTGCAATAACAAAAATATTTCCTTTATCAACTCTTTCACCCCTTCCATTCATTATATATGGTGGTACTAATTTTGGCTGACCATCAATCATTTTTAATTTTAAGGGGTCTTTTATTTTAGACAACCCATCATTTAAAACACCCGCAGAGTTTGGGTCAAGTTTTGGTAATTCGTCTAATAAAAGTAATGCACCGCTATAAGGTTTTCCATTATCAGGATTTATACCAAGACCTTTTTGACCTTCTTCGTCTAAATTTCCAAATGCTTGTGTTAATCTTCCCTCTTGATAGCCCTCAATGGTTTGACCACCAACAATTTGAAGTTCTCCCGTGAATTGGTTACAGTTCAGGGTTATTAGCTTGTAATTTAAGGCATCTGCAATCTGACCCGATATGTAAGTTTTTCCCGTTCCCGCACCACCATATAGATATACGTTATTACCCGCTTCTGCATCAGAAAGCATAACTTCAAAAATTCTTCTTACTTTACCACCTTCGGTTTTGGCTTTTATATTTTGAAAATTTACAAGAGTAACAGTTTGGCTTCTTCCTATTAACTCAACTACATCTTTTTTAAGATTATTGATTCCAAATTTTGTTGTTTTAATTTCATCCGAAACAATATCACGAACTTTATTATCTTGTATATTTACAGATTGTACTGCTTTATCAAGTTGCGAACTCAATTTATTTACAAGTTGAGTTACATCATCTTCCGATAAATCATCATCAGCGTTTTCTAAAGCAATTAACCTATCAAGTTCTTCTTGATAAGCATCTAACAAAACTTGGTCTGTTTCATTTTGTATTTTCTGTTCTAATTCTTGTTTAGTTAAAGCCATAATTAATTATTTATATTTTCAATGAATTGTTGATTTTTTTCTGCTTCTTTTATAAGTTGTTGGTTGAACTCATTTACTGCTTCTGAATATGCTTTGTTGAATAAATTTGAAAGCGTAGCTTTTTGTGATTCAATATATTTACTATAAAGCGTTTTTCCATCTTTGTTTTTATCTTCATAAGCACAAGTAATTACTATAACATCAGTTTTAAATGTAGCAGATAGTTTAAGACTTTCAAACGCATCATTTTTTGGTTTTATGGAAATTTCAAAGAATGTTACACCATCTGTTTTTTCAAAACTTTTATATATAGTTACATATTCAAGTTCCTCTTTTACACCTTTGCTACCCGCACTTAAAACTTCTTGTGTCAAGTAAAAATAAGGTGGTTGATAGCCAAATTGTAGTAATTCGTTTTCAATTTTTTCTTGTAATTTTTCTTCTTCGCTTTGTTCTTCAAATTTTGAAGGGTCAAATGGTGGTGGACTTCCACCATTACCGCTTTCATCTTCACCATCATCTGAATCATCACCGCTTCCGCTTCCGTTTCCACCTTGACCATCATCATCATTATCATCATCTGAATCATCACCGCTTCCGCTTCCACCTTGACCATCGTCATCGCTATCTTCACCATCGCCATCCCCTTTAAAATCAGGGTTGTTTAAAAGTTGCTCTAAATCATCATCAATTTGACTTTGACCAACTCCTTGCCCTTCTCTATCATCTTCAAATGGCTTAATGCCTTCAACATCTATTGGCTCAATTTCAACAGTAGGTTCTACTACACCTTCTACCTCTTGTTGATATATTAAATTTGTTAATTGCGAATCTGATGTACCTACATCCAATCCTGAATTTCTTAAAAGAGATTCTTTAGTTGTTTGTGGTAATGTCATAACCAAAAGTTCTGCATCATTGATATTATTGACACCTGAACTTAAATTAGTTTGACCCGTTAATGTTTCAAGATTACTTATTATTATTCCCATTTTAAAAAATTAGACCACCCACTTCTAATCTACTATCCGCAGATTGTTTTGTAAATGAATTGTTAGTTGTGAATTTGATTTGATTTGAGTTAAATGCAGTAAAACATAATGAAGCATCTTCAAACCCTCTTTTTTGCGAATCGGGTATATATTCATAAAAACTAAACCCATCAAAAGGAGTATTATTTCTTATGTATAAATTAAAATTTTGCCATTGTCTTATAAGTCGCCAAGTATAAACTTTCGTAGTTAAATTTTTATAGTTTTCATAGCCCTTAATTTTGCTTAAATCTATATCATATTTAACAGTAACGTATTCTAACAATTTATTAAAAGGTACTGCTTCTACACCAAATGGGGCAAAATCAATAGGGTTTTTAATATCTAAAAAACAAGAATAAACATAAGTTCCATCTGTAAAGTTATCCTTTTTAATGCCCTCTCCTTTAATAAACGCATCATCACCTCTAAAACTTGAATACTCTGCAAACCACGTTGCAAACTCTTTCTTTTTAGAAAAATAATGTAAGTTATTTTCTGTATATGTTTCCCAAGAAACAAACTTTTTATTTGTTCCGTGATACACCACTAATGGTTCTTTTGTTGTTGGGTTAATAATTTTTGAAACACCTTCGTAATTATTATTTTCATAAGCTAATTGCCAATCTCCAAACCAATCTATAAAACTTTGTGTTTTTACTGCTTCTTGTTCTCTTTTGGTTAATTCAGATGTTTTTCCATTTATTGATTTTGATTTTGTAAGTTTTCTTTCAATATCCATATTTCCAAATTCTACTAATGAAGAATCTATAATAGAATCTAAAATATCATCAAAACTTTTTTGCTCTAATTTCAGTTCATCTAATTTGATTTCAAATCTCCTTATTTTTCTTAATTCAATACCTTTTTCAAGTTCAGATAAATTTGCTTTTTTAAGATTATAAATCTTACGCATATTTTGAATTTTATCTTTTAAAAACTTCATCTCAAAAGTTTCCTCATATATTTTCGGTTCTTTGATTTGTTTTTTAGTTTCTTCAACATCTAATTTAGCGGGAAATTCATCAGGACTTAATTGACCACCTTCTGCAAACTTATCTAAATTTTCAAGATATTCTTCCCCAAGTTCTTCTCTTGCATTATCAAAAATTTCATCATCAGTTGTACCACCATTAGCATAACTGCTTAAAGGTCTTTCATATTCCGTATAACCTATCATATCGGGATTAAATCTGTCAAACTCATTTCTTGCCCATTTTTCAGCATCTCTATAAGTTTTAAAATATTTTCTTTCAACTTTAAAGCCCTTGTCCTTGTTCATAAAATCTACATAGGCTTCATTGACTTCCCCGCCTTTATCATACACATCTCCAAAGCCATAGGTTGATTGTAAATCAGCCATTGCTTCATTTGGGTCGGTAACTATTGCAGTTGTAACACCACCTAAAGCATAATTAGGATTTAATGCGATAAGTCCATTTTTAATATAATATTTATTATTTGATGCTAATCTTTTTAATACATCAACTTTTACATCTAATCCATTTTGTATTGCTTTTTCTTGTATCAAATATTGAATATCATCAATAAGACCACTTGAACCATATCCAAAACCAATTTCAACAGTATTGTTTTTTTTAATAGCCAACCAATCATAATCGCTATCAAGAATAACCATATTATCTTTAATATATGGGTTAAATTTATTTTTTGATATAACTTTTCCGTTTACTAATAAATCATCAAAATCGCCAAAATATTTTTCATTAGGAGATTTTTCTAAAAAAACATCTATTACGTCATTACCATCTTTAGAATAATTTGTAACTCCACCCAAAGCATAAGCTAAATCTTTACCACACATAGTTTTTCCACCATATTCATACTCGGCATTGCAGTCGAATTGAACATCGTTTGGAACTTGACCACCATCTGCAAATGAAACACCACCACCACTTTCGTTAATAGCTGAAAGAATTTGTCGGTTAGTCATCATTTTTCCATTGAAACTTCGCTTTTTATTATCTGAAACTGCATCTCTTGTAATAACAACTTCACCGCCTTCCATTTCAAGAGGTTGCCCCGTAGATTTGTTTATTGCTTTGATTCCACCCTTACTATGTCTTTTTCCAACGAGCATACCACCCGCTTGACCCGAAGCGTGAACAATTTTATCTTTTATTTTACCATCGGGGTTGAAATCTGTTTCTCCACCTTTTTCAAACACCCCACTTGCAATAGCATCTACCTCATCAATACCATCGTGGCTTGTTGCCATTCTTGGTAGGTCGATTTGTATTTTACCGCCTTTTTGTTTCACTTCAAAATTAGAAGGGCTTAATCTTTCATAATATCCTTTATAAAAGTCATTTCTATTAAATTGTTCTTCATCAATAGAATAACCAAGTTGAGAATAAACTCTATTTTGTGGCAGTTTAATCCCTTTTTCTTCTATAATTCTATAATCATTGCTTCCACCATCAACAATCATATATCCATCTACCTTTTCTTTAATTTCGTTTAAAGCTGATTTCCCTTTATCAAAGAAATCATCAATAACTTCGAGTGGAACAAAACGACCACTTTTTTTATAGCGTTCTAATGCTCTTTTTACAATGACATCTTTTGGAACATTATCTATGTAAACAACAAATATCTTGTAGTTCAATTTTCTTAATAAATCAATTAATGGTAAATACGATTTTGTATTGTTCATTGTACCATCATAAATTAAATCAAATTCACAAGGAAGCCCGATTGTTCTATCTGAAAGTAAAGTGTTTACAATGTCTTTAGTTTCTAAATGTGTTTGAGATGCGTTCCAACCTTCGTATTCAGGAAGTTTTGACCTTACCTCATCAGCATCTATTCTTAATAATTCCTCTGATAATAAATAAGGTGCATACTTTCTTAAAAAAGTAGATTTGCCACTTGCGGGAGAACCACCCATTAAAATTGCAATAGGTTCATCTGATTCAACGCAAATTAAATCATCTTTAAATTCGTTTATAATTTCTCTGTGAAGTTTTTGTCTTTTGGGGCTATATTTTTGAGTAGATTCATTATAATAAATTGATTTTGTTTGAGGTAATGAATTAACATAATCCGTTAAAACCTCTATTGATTCTAAATCATTTTTTCTTTCACCATTTTCGTCAAATAACCTTTGTTGCATTTCATCTGACATAATGCTTTCTGTAAGACCGCCTTGTTTATAATATTCAGACCAATTTATTTTTTCTGTTTTTCCACCCATTTGCATTTTAAGTTCTTTAGCATCTACTTTACTTGCTTTACCACCCATAACCGCAGAATAAACACGAGCCATAGCCCATTGCTCTTTTGATGTTACGTTTGGTCGTACAGATTGTGGATTGGTTTTATATGCACCAATTCCTTTATTATAAATTTGTTGAAGCCCTCTTTTGCTTATCCCCGTATCTTTAGCAATGTCGGAAAGTGAGTTTGATTTAGATTTTTCATACCCGTATTTCTTATTGTATTTTTCTTTCCAAGTAGCCATAGAATATTCTTTAAAGACAACTTACAAATATAAAAAAATAATTAAAAAAAATAAAATTATTTTTTGCAATAAAATTATTGTATTTAATTGTCAGGTGAGTAATTTAATTTAGGTTTTAGTGTTTTAACAAAAACGGGAAAGTTTTTACCTTTTTTTTCATTTATAAGAGAAAAAGCATCTAACCATTCAAGGGCAGTATCAAAATCTAAATCCATATCAGATTTAATAAGAATATCTAAACAAACCCAATAATCATAAACTATTTTTTTAGGAACAGAATCAGCAACACCAATTATTGCGTTCTCAAACCCATCAGCTAAAACAATGTTTTCGTTTGAATCTATATATTCTCTTTCGTATAATTCTTCAAGTATGCCAATCTTTCTTTCCAATCTTTTATAGTTTTCTATTTTCTTTCTCATTTATTGCTTTTAGTCGTTATTAGCAATTTTATTTGTAAAGATAATAAAAATAGGTATTTTTGTTGCAAAGAATAATAATTTTTTAATAATCTAAAATCAAAACTTATGTTTGATATTAAAAGTCCAGATTTTTTAGGCGGAAACAATGTGCATAATGTAATTCAAATTGCACTACTCGTTTTTATCGCTTATAAAGTAAAGTAATTTAAATTCTCTTTATAGTTTCTAAAAATTTTAAAGAGATATTTTTCCAATTTAATTTTACCACCTTATCGTATGATAGGGTGGCTAAATTTTTTTTGTCTTTATTTAACGCAAATTCCATAGCCCTTATTACGTTTCCAATATCTGATTTAAAACGTATTTTTTCGTAATCCTTTGTGTAAACAATAGGGTGCAGTATGTTTATTGGGATAACTAACTCTCCATTATTTGTAATTTCTGTTAAAGATGTATGTATGGGGCATATAACGGGTGTTTTAGTTGCCATAGCTTCCGTTACAGTCAATCCCCAACCTTCCGCAGTTGTAGTTGTTATATAGCAGTCAAACGTATTGTAAATTTCGTTTAATTCAGTTATATCAAAACCTTTATTCTCATTGTAGTTATTAGGTAGCCAAACGTCTTTACCTATTTCAAGTTCTAATCTTTCACACAATCTCTCTATATCAATTCCAAATGGGTCTTTTGGATTACAATGTAAATAAATAATACATTTAGGATTTTGCTTTTTAAATTCAGCAAAACAATATAAAAGAGTTCCATAATCTTTACGGGCAGAATTTCTATTTACACTACCAAAAATAAAATAATCATCGGTAATCGATGAAAAGTATTTATGTTTTAATTCTTTTTTTTCTTCAATAGGATAAAATTCTTTTGTGTTTGTTCCGTGAGGTATAACTGATAATTTCTTATAAGTTGAATTTGATAAAAGAGGTTTTAAAATTTCTCTTGCATATTCAGTATAAGTAAAACTCTTATCGAAAAACGAAAGAACATCTACATCTTTTTCCCTTACTGTTGAATCAATAGGAAAATATATTAAAGATTTAAAACTTGGTTTGTTTGCTATTCTTTTTTGCTTTTTTATTTCTTCCAAATGTGGCTTTAAAGCATTTATAACTTCAATATCATTTAAACAAAAAAGATGCGTGTACTTACCATTGTACAATAATTTTAAAAATGATTTTCTTGCATATATATCATCATCCCCTTGTTCTCTTGTATTCATAGCGGGAATTACATAAACATTATCTTTATAGTTATATGCTTCGGTTTTGTAATTATTTGTTGCAAAGACGCTAATTAGACCATTATCTTTTAAAGCACTTGACCAAGTATCAATTAAGTTTTTTGACACCATTCCAAAGCCCGTTGTACAGTCAAAATCTCCGTAATATAATAGGTTTATAAATTTTTTCTTCATTTGTGTTATTTGGCAAGAAGCACACCGCCCACAAATCCTAAACCCGCCCACAAATATTTATTGTTGTAAAAAGGTTGTTCGTATCTTATAACGATATTGTGCATCTTTATAGTTTCTGTGTAGGGATTTTTATTAAGTAGTATAACTTCGGGATTTGATTTTCCAAAAATGTTTAATTTTTTGTCAGCTATATAAATCGAAAAATCATTTTTAATCCTTAAACTATCTATTCCTATTCCAAGATTTGTTGCATATCCACTAATTGAATACCACCCTTTAGGTTCTTTATAGTCAAAATAATTTTTATAATCAAAAGGTTTTTCATTAAGAGAATCAATTACTGTTTTGTAATACTCGATGTAAACAGTATCTACTTTTGTTTGAGTAACAATCTTTACTTTAGATTTTATTTTTTTGAGTTTGTTTATTTCAATTAATCCGTTTTTAATAGCTTCTTTTTGAGAAATTATTATTTGTGCTTGACTTGTAACCTTTTCATTTTTTTTGTTAAAGTCAGTTTTAAATTTTTGGTTTTCAATATCAAGATTACGAATAACAGAATTTAAGGATTCAATTTTTTTATGACCTTCACACGAATCAACTGTTTGAACGACCAAAAAAATAAGTAAAACATAAAACCAATTCTTATAAAACTTCTGTATTAATCGCTTTGATATATAAATCATCCCTATAATTTTTTGTCCTCGTTATTTTTTAAAAAGTTAGTTAATGAACCCACTAAACTGTCCGCAGAAAAAAGCATAAGCGTTGCGAAAATTAGTAAAATGGTAAATACATACATATTGTGATTTTCAACCTCTATCAAATAGTAAAACGATACTGCATAGCATACTAATCCAATTAAAGTTGTTTTCCACTCTTTAAGGTTTTTTAATTTATTCATAACATATTATTTTACAAGTTTAAATACTACACACCCATAATAATCTTTAAAGATTTTTATAATCTCATATTTCTTTTTATAGATGCACTTAATAATCTGTTCTGTTTGTGTAGGGTTTAATTTAGTATTTGAAAGCACGATAAATTGTGGGTCGTCTTTTATTATTCTTTTTATGTATGAAGTCCAATCTTCAAAATTATGATTGCAGTTTATATGCATCAAATCATATTCTCGTATGTTTACTTTTTCAAATGGTTTATTTATAAATTTAATATTATCAAAATTACCAAATTCCCCAAAGTGTTTTTCATTGATAGAGTTAAAAGATATTTTAGAAAAATTATTTTTAATGTAACTACATAAGAAACCTTCGTTTTCATAATTAATAAAAACAGTTTTTAAATTGTATTGTTTTATTAATCTTTCAATAAACAAAAGTTGTCCGTATAAATCTCCTTGATTTGTCCGTATATTATTCAGTATATCTTCAACACTCGGCATATATTAATCTTTTAAAATGTCTTTGAGTTTTTTCAAATTTTCTAATTTTTCTTCTGATTGACAAAACATATCAAATGCTTCATCTATATTTCTATAATAGTCCTCTGTTGAATGGTCGCCAATACCAACTGATTTATTATAAAGCAAAGTTAAAGATAATAATGCCTTATTTCTTTGCAAAATAGCCGATTGTTCTATATAATCTAAAATTTCTTTCATATTTACTCGTTAAATGGTTTTATATATTTTTCTTCGTTGGGTAATCCACCCCATTTGCTAATATAGTATTCTTGATTATCCATAAACTTATCATTTAAACTTCGGTCTTTCATTATAGTTTGTGAATTTCTATAAATTTCAGGGTTTAAGAAACTTGATGAGGTTATTTTTTTCTTTTTAAGTAATAATCTATATTTAAAGTCATTATCTTCAAAGTATGCGGGATAAAAATTTTCGTCAAATACAAATTCCTTGAAAATGCGTTTCGGAAGTATATAAGAACACAAATGCTTTTCCCCGTGTACCAAATCAAATGAAGTGCGTTTAATAAATTTATAAATATCCTTTTGATTTTTTCCCAAATATATATCATCGTTTAACATTAAAATATAATCAACAGTTTTGTACGCTTGTTTGCATAAAAAATTCCAAGATTTTGCAACACCAAAATTTTTATTGGTTCTAAATATTTTAAAATTTTCTTTTCTTTTTATTATTTCTTGATTCCCGTTGTCTAAAATAAAAATATCAGCATTGGGAAAATCAAAAAAATATTTTTCTAATGATTCATTTAATAAATCAGCACGATTTATAGTGGGAATACCAACTGCAAACCTCATAACATATCCGCATCAAAACAATTATTACTACAATAACCTTTTTTCTCTATCGGTTTACCACAATGCATACATTCATTCTCATAATCATCATCGTATGCGGGATTTCCATAATCTACATATTCCATCCTTGATTTGTTTTTTAAATTTTCTAAAAAGGAGAGTTATCGTCAATAATGTCAGCATCTTCTAAAATTTCACCCGTTTCTTTTTCAACAAAAATTACTTCTGTTTGAGTAGATGCGTTTTTCTCTATAAGTTCAATCCAATCAATGATAGCAGAAGTAGAGTATCTTTCTATTCCGTTTTTATCAGTATATTTTTTACTTGAAAGGGTGTAACCTAATTTAATCTTATCAGTTTTTTCGATACCTAAATCTCTAACAGATTGTATTGTTTTTGAAAAACCAATAAAACATATTGGAAAAATCCTATCTCCCTTTTTTTTGCGTACTACAACCTCTACTATTTTATCTTGAATGTTGAGGTCGAAAATTTTAGCTTCTATTGTCATAAAGAATAATTGTTATTTACAAAAATAATAAATTTATATCATTTTTTCATTAATTGTTTTTAAAAATTCGTCAAATTGTTTTTGCTCAAATGATTTAAGCCATTGAATAACTACATAATTTCTCGCATTTTGTCTTATATTAAATTCCTTTTTTTGTCTTGCATCTTTTACAAATTTATTTGTATTGTTTAATGCATCAGTAATTGCTGAATCTTTAATTGATGAAGCAACTTGTTTTTTGCCATAAACCATAGCTTGTTCTACCAACTCTTTTGTTATTGGATATAAGTTGTTTTTTTTAATGAAATCATAAGTAACATTACCATAATCATAAAAATTATTATCATTACGTTTTTCATATAAAACACTTAAACTTCCCCTTGTTAAAGCAATTCGGTCTTGAATTGAAATTTCTTTAGGTTTATTATCAATTTTATTAATTGTATCTCTAATACCAAATATAACTTCACCTTTATACTTTTTATAAGCATTTAATATTTTAGAAATATACAAGGGAGTAAAACTTTGATAATGCTCTACATCAATATTTAATGTACCTTTAATAGATAGGTTAATTGCTTGATTAATATCAACTAAATTCAATTCAGAAAAGTTTTCTCTTATGAAGTTTACATTCATAAATAACTCCTCTTGACTTAATTCCTCTTTAACACCAATATAGAATCTCCATTTACCAATTAAATCAATCAATGGTTTTAATTCATCATTTGATTGAAATTGTTTTATTCGTTTTAATGAATAATACGCTTGATATATTTCAATTTTATCTTTACTAAATCTACCCTTGATTGAACCAATCGACTTGTTTAGCTTTATCAACTGCGGATTGTGTTTTTGCAAACCTTTCATTCCCTTTATTTATTTTGTTTGTTTCATTTAAATAACTATCAAATTTATTACCAAATAAAGTTATGGGTCTTAAATATTCTTCCATTGAAGTACCTAACCATTTTTCAGTTTTAATTTCAATTACTTTTATAAAATCATTTTCAATAAAACCTTCCTTTATTCTTGAATTAATACAACTAATTGTTTTACTACTTTTTGTGGTAAAGTTTTTATTGGTTTTACTATTTAAAAATTCAATTACATTTCTAATTATTTCCTTATTATTTTCAATAGGTTTTTTCTCTTGAACTTTATTTGAATTTCTAATAACTTCAATAATTAAAATACCATTGTTTGAATCAATAAAAACTCCATTGTTTTTTTTATTAAAAAAAGGTAAGCCAAAACGTAATATTCTATAAAATTTAGTTTTATTAAATCCAAATACTTTTTTCAATTCATTGATTGAAACAAAAGATTGTTTACCATCAATAATTTGACCTAAAATATACAACCAAAAAATCTGATAATCTTTCGGCTTCTTATATAATATATTCAAGAATTTTATAAGCATTGACTTTAATCAACTATATCATCTAAAGAAACATCTAAAGCGGTTGCTAAAATTTTTGCAGTATTAGTATGGTAATTAGTTAATTTACCATTCACAATCCTATTGATTCTATCTTTACCAATTTCATTCCCATTGGACTTAATTAGTTCATACAAATCAGTTTGTGTTAATCCTCTTTCAATGAGGATTTTATTGATTTTCGTAACTTCGATTTCGATTTTTGCCATTTCTTTTTATTATTATTAAATGATAAAGCATTACGCATTGATTGAGCATAATGCTTTAGTTTTTCTAAATTATTAAACTTATTCTTTTTCAATTAAATCAAAAAGTTTTATTGAGTAGATATAATCCCTTATATCATCAGCCATTTCTACTTCATTTTCCCAACCTATCCAATCTCCATCAGGAGTTGCTTTAACAAAAACACAATTACCTAATATTTGATGTTCATAACCATCTTTATTTTTGATTTTAATACCTCTTGACCATTGACCAAAAGTTCCTTCTTCATCAAGTATTAAATGTAACTCTTGTTTGTTTTTTAAATTACCTAACCAAACCCTCTCAATCATTCGAGAATTACAATCAACTAATTTATAAAGTGTTTCAAGCCCAATATTCCCATCCTTAACTGTTTTAAATTGAATTAGGTCTTGGACTGCATTTTCCATTGTTTTTTCGGGTTGTACATCAACCATTGCAACTTGTATCATATTTTCTGTTTTTTGATTACATTACAAATATATGATTTATTTCACAAAACAAAAAATTATTTTTTAAATGAATTATATTAAATCCTCTATTTTATTTAATTTATGGTTCTCAATTTCATAAATTGCTTCTTGTAAAATTAATTGACTATTGTTAGAACGAACTCTTACAGTTCCTTTTTCATAGTATTTAGACCTATCTAATAATTCTTCTTTTGTTACCCAACCACATATAGTCAATATATTGTTTTTTTTATTCAAAGAACAAAAAATATAAACATCACAATCAAACTTTAATTGTAGTGAAACAAAATTATTTACAAAGTTACTTTTTACTGCAACAGTTCTCCCCATTGTTTTAACATCAATTTTAAAACCTTTGTAATATAAATCATATCCCCCATCAAAACCCACATTAAGAGTTGTGTCTAAATTTAGATATTCCTTTACTTTTACTTCTCCTAATAAACCTACAAATTGTTGTTCTTTATTTCCATTGAATTTATCTCTATTACCAATATTATTAGATGATAGAAAATCCCAAACTTTAATTTTGGTTTGTTTATCTATCGGTATATTAATTAAGGCACTAATGATTAAAACAAATGAGTAATACGGGCTATTTGTCCGTGTTGTTTATGGTGAAGAAAACCCTCTACTGCTTTTGGATTGTGTTGATACCCGTTTCGATGATGCCAACTATCAGTACCGCAAGGAGTTCTTAATGATTCAACTGTAACACCTATAAAATCTTTTGAAGTTTTGTGATGAACGTGATGAGTATAAACGTATCTATGTTTACAATCCGACCACCATTTAGGAAATTCTTGTGCTAATAATAGAGGTAAATCTTGTGCTTTTGCCCCATCTCCGTGAGTTGTACCAATTAAGTTAATCCCGTACTTAAATCCTTTTCTATGTGCAATACTAACGTCAAAAGTTATGTTTTTATTGTTATGAAACCAACTGCTTATGACATCAGCTAAAAAGAATCCATTAGAATAATCGTGATTTGAAGGATTAAATGTAAAGTGAACATCTGCGACTGTAAGTAATAATTCTAATACATCAATATAAAGTTTTTTTGCTATTAGAAAGTTTGAATACCACATTCCCGTTGTATCTTGGGGAGTACCACTTGTAGTTTTTCTGTGAGGAACGTCAATATGTAATATATCATTACCACCAATAAAAAGTATTTTATCAATTTTAAAAGAACTTGTTTTATCAAGTATTCCCTTAACACCTTCCATAACTCTTTGTACCGCTATTTGATTGTTATAATCTTCACCCGTTTCAAACGCTTCACAAAGTTTCCCTATATGAACATCTGCGGGGTCAATTACCAACAAATGACCTTCCTTTGGTTGAGTTCTTTTGAATTTAGGATATTTAGGTGCGAATTGTATTAGTTCTGCAACTAAATCTTTTCTAATTTCTTCATAAGTAACTTGTTCGTTTTTAACAAAAATTGAAAAGTGTTTACCCTTATGCCAATAGTGTTTTACTTTATCAGTAGGTATGCCGAGTTTTTGAGTTTCTTCGGCAAGTAATGGATGATTATTTATTTCAAGTTCTTGTAACCATTTTGATTTATTATATCTAATACAAAATCTTGCGTTATCATTTAGTTTATGAATTTCTGTTGAAAACCCTAATAGTTCTAAAGTGTCTTTTGCAAGAGTTGAATTTTGATATTTTCCGTTGTTTTCGGAGAGCAACCTTTTGGCAGTATCTTTAAATTGTTGCTTATCTACATTTTGCCATTGATTTGGGTTTTCATTGGTGTTTGTGTTTTGCATCTTGTATAAATTGTTATTGCAAATTACAAAAGATTATTGCTTGTTACAAAATTATTAAGGCATTAATTTGTTTATTATAATAAAAAAAACCCCCAAGATAGTTTCACTTGGGAGTTAAAAAAGTTTCACTTCGGTTTCACTTGAAATGAAAAAAACTACTTCTACTACTTATATAAACAAAAATTTAGTTCCACTTTAGTTTCACTTTTTATTTTAATTAGTTTCACTTTCCTCATTTAATAATTTAGAAAAAACTTCTAAACCATAAATATAACCCATTGTAAAATCCCAACTATTTATACTAATAACGTAATGGTGGTTGTTATACCAAAATTCTGCAATAGGAGATTTTTCTTTAAATGCTTTCTCAACTGATTTTTCTAAAATACTTTTAAATTCAGTTATTTCTTTAATTGTATTAAAGTCAAGATGTTCAATAGGATGATTAATTTTCATTTATAAGTTTTTAACTGATTTTCAATTTCATCATAAAGTTTTTGATGCTTATTCAAGCCCTCATCTTTTAATAGGTTTTTAATTTTGTTTAATAATTTAAACATTTTTCTTTTACTTTTTTCTTTAGCAAATCTTCTATTCATTCTTTCAATCATATCAATATAATATGAAACAACATCTAATTCTTTTAGTTTGTTTTCGTATTTTGAAATTCTTGCATCAACCATTCTATTATCTGATGTACTTGAAGTAGGAACGTACCCCTTGTACAATTCATCTAATCTACCTTTAAGATATTGAATCTCTAATAATTTATTTAATTGGTTATTAGTCATTTTTATATTTATTTTAAATGGTCGTGGTTTATATAGTATTCACACTCATTATTTTTAATAGGAGATTCCATAAAAAAACTTTGTCTATGCTCATTTCTTTTTGCAGTAAACCTATAACAAGTAAATTTTGTTATACACCCCTCACCCTCGCACATTGTAATATCAGCCATAATTTTAATTAAAAAGATAAAGACCATAACCCACTAAAAGATTACAGTTTAATAAAACTAAATTCCATTGTTTAGCCAATGCAACTTGGGGTATTGATATAGCACCACCAATTAAATAAGTATAAACTCCAATATCATCAACATTTAAAAGATATGGAGATACCATTATAAAAGAAGTACCCATATATCCAAATCTATTTGCCAACCTTTCTAAAGGAGTTAATTGTCTTTGTTTAACAAGAAACCTTAAAAATTTTCTACTGTACTTTACCATCTGTATATAAATAATATAATTTAAGTAATCTCATATAATATGGCATTAAAATACTTTTATTCACTTTATTTTTTTCTTCAAAAATACTTATATGCGATTTATAAAACTTATCAAGATTAGTTATAGTTGTGCATTTATCAAGTTGTATTACATCATCTGTAAACACAATTTTATCAAAATAACTTTTAATTTTTTTTAGTGGAACTTTCTGCATCTAAAACTGATAAATTTTGTTGTAATTTTTGGATTGTTTTTTTTGTCTTTACTGTCAATGGAAGTTTTTTTAATACAAGAATTTTATGCATAATCTCTTGTGCTTTTAATTTTTTTTCTTGCCAATCCCACTCTCTACCACTATTTATCATATAAAAAGTATAAAAATTATATAAACAACATATCCATTCTTGATGGTAAAACTACTGTATAATTACATTCATCACAACACCTACCATCTTTAATAGGTTCTGCATTATGACCCTCTGACCATCCATTAGGTTGCACTTCTATTTCATTTTTACATATTACACATTCCATAATTTTAATTTTAAATTAATTCTATTTCTTTTATGGGTAACTTAAAACTTGAACGAACTTGGAATATATTGTAATCAAAACAATGAATATAGTTTTTAGTTATCTTTTTTATATTCATAAATCTCATTAAAGTTGAATCATCATCTTTTTTTACTGAATAATTACTGCCATATTTTCCTTTAAGGAAGCAATCTAATATATAAACATTTTCTTCAAATCTAAATCTAAAACTTTCATTCTCTTGAAGTAGGTTTATTTTGTTATCAAACTCTTTGTTTGAAGTTGTTACTTTTATAATTCCCATATTTTTGTTTTCTAATTTTTTACGATAGTTTTTTCTAAATCCTCTATCCTTTCTTTTAACTTGTCAATCTCATATTTTGCAATATGGTTATGTGCTTTTTCTTGAAAGCCTTTGTCTTTTAGATAAGCAATTAAAATTTCTCTTAACAAAGTAGAAGATGATTTCCCTTTTTTAAAGCATTGTTTTTCAAATTGTTCCTTTAAGGTTTTACTTATTCTTGTGCTTAAAGTATTGTTGTTATAATGCTCTGAATACTTTTTTAACTCGTGTAGAGGTAGTGGAGGTATATCAAATTCGTGTTTGATTATTTTTTTTCCTTGTTTCATATTTATTTACATTTATAATATCTAATCATACCAATATGAGCATCAAAATCTTCTGAAAGCACTCTTGCCATTGAAATACTAAAAGCATCATCATTAGATAATTTTTTATACCAATCATTTGGTAAATTTTCTTCTTTAATATAGATTGGTTTACGAAAATCGGGTTGTCCTACATTAAATCGAGGATAAACAACACCCGCTTGATAATCTAAATAAGCATCTATTGATTTTAATTCTGTTAATCTTCTGACATTATCCATATTTAAAATTTACTTGTATCATATTACCTGATTACAACACAAATATACAAAATTATCTTTAAAAACAAAAAATTATTCTATATTTTATCCCAAAGCGTTTTTAAGCTATTTAAGGGCTTCAAACCAATACGAGTGTATATTCACATTATCC